TTATGAATCTGATTTTGCTGCGCTTTTAGCCTCAGCTTTTTCCTTGGTCAGCGTCTTTTGGTCCTGTCGGTATTGCTCAAGTTTCTTGCTCTCCTTGATGCGGTGCTTTAGCTTGGTGTGCAGGTAGATCTGGGTGGTCTTGATGTCGGCGTGGCCCAGGTTGTGCTGCACGGTCTCCAGGTCGGCGCCGGCCTCGAGGAGGTTGGTGGCGTGGGCGTGCCGGAAAAGGTGGTTGTAGACGTTCTTACTGACCCCCGCCCGCTCCGCGGCCCCCTCTATGGCCTTCCTCAGGTCCTTGTACGGCTGACCGGTTTTCGGGTTCTCCAGGAGGTAGCCGGTCGGTTTCTTCTTGATCCTCCTGGCCAGCTCATCGCGCAGGCGAGTGGAAACGAGGGGCACAAAGCGCTCCTTATCCCCTTTGCCGCGCACCAGGATGATGTCGTCATCGAGCAGCACGTTCTCGGCCCGCAGGTTGAGCGCTTCGGACTTGCGCAGGCCCCCCTCGGCAAAAAGCAGCACGGCCAAGCGCGCGTCGTCATGGCACTTGAGTAGCATCGCATCCACCTCGTCCAGGGAGGGGAGCACGGTCAGGGTCTTTGGCAATTTGACGAATTTCGGGATTTTGAAGGGCAACGGCAGCATGTGGTGCTTCCCGATGCAGTATTTTATGAGCAGCCCCATGTATTTGAGCTCGGTGTTGATGCGCCGCTTTCCGATCGGTTTGGCAGGCGCGTAGGTCTTCTCCGGATCGGGGTTGTGGACCACAGGACGCCAGGTGTCGGTCATGCGCTTGCGCATGTATGCCTGGAAGAGCTCCAGGTTGAGCCGGGAGAGCTTCCACTGGCCGAAGTGTTCCAGGAGTTTCTTGAGCGCGTAGCCGATGTCGGTCATGGTGGTGGGCGCATATTCCAGGGAGGCGTCCTTGAGCCAGTCCGGGACGACATCGACCACCTTGGGGTCGTGCTTCACATCCGGTGCGTACTGCCGGCGCAGCTGCAGCTCCATGGCCTGCGCCTGGGCGAGAGTGACTCCGCTCACCGTCTGCCGCACCTGGGCGCCCTTGCGGCCCTGAGGATAGTATTCGATGACGAACTTACCGGGGGTGACCAGCCCGGTGGATTTATCTTTATATGGACGGATCGACATTGAGACACCATCTAGCGGTCGCCTAGGACTGCCGCCTTTTAGTTGTTTCGTGAAAGAAGCGAATCGGCAATTTTCAGCTCTTCCGAAGCTCTTTTAATCGCGTAACCTACAGCACCTGCAACGTAAATTTGCTTTTCCACTGTGCCGTCGGGCCTTGTGCCACCCCTCTCCACTATTCCTCCCTGCCCTCTTGTTTTATCAAAATTATCGATCTCTGGGTATTGTTGAAGGAAATTTTCTCCAATCGATCCCTTTTCTACTTTAGCCGATCCCGAATAACGGGGAAGCTTAATCCGCCATACCAAATTGGCAGCCATGTAATGGGCCATAACTTTGTTTATAGACTCGGCAAGCTTAATATTGTCTGCAGCCTCTTTGCTTTTCAGGAATACGTTTACTGCAAACTTTGCCTCACCTATAGCCGGCGCAAAATCTCTGTGGCTTATTCCGGCCTCACAGCGCGCTTCTAACTTCATTATTGCCATTACTGCATCGCCGCTGGCACCAGCATAAGACAGGCATGGCAATAAAATGCTTAATATTATTGCAGCCGCAAGCATTCTCATAACCCCTCCATTTGCCAACTATCAGTTGTACTTCCCCTTGCCCGCCATTATAAATCTCTTCACAGATGCCTCCTAGGACTTATTATGTCGCAATAGGCATGAAATCGTTTGTTCATTAAAATATTGATTGGTATGGTGTAGCCCGCCAGAAGGCCTTTCCTTCCTAGAACGGGAATTTCCAATTGCACTGACGGGGGGAAAATGTTAAATATGCCACAGATTTTGATATTGGGGGATTTCATGTTGAATGTCGAAACTTTGGAGCAGGTGAACGCTCTCTCTGACGCCGAGAAACTGGTTCTGGTTCGCTCGGCTCTATACTCTGACGATCACCTATTTAAAGTCCTTTTCAGGATAGCCCTAATTGTAGACCCTGACAACACAGAGACGAGCCTGGAGTGGCTTAAGTCTCGTCTTTCTCCCGCCTAGACATCCACTGTCGCTTAAAAGCCAAAAAGTCCTCCATCAACTCTAATTCCTCTTTGGGCGTCTTCGCCGCTGATAGCAATTCATCACACGCCTGGTCTACAAGCCTCCGGAGAGCATTCTCCAGAGGCTTTTCTTTTATCCCCTCAGTGGAATTTTCTCCGCCAATAATCGTCAAAATCTGGTTTCTTATGTGAAACGAAGGCTCGCTCCCTTTCTCAATTTTAGAAACATAAGCCAGTGATATATTCAGCATTTTCGCTAAATCCCCCTGAGTCAGCTTCTTCGCCTTTCGATACTCCTTCAGCGACCCACCTATACTTTTTTCAACTGAGTATAATTTTTCCATTGACATTTCCACTCCGTAGAATTATAAGGGTAACAAGATAACGGATTGTTTAACTTGCATAGGCGGATCGTCTTACTGTAAAAGCGCAAACTTAACGCACCGTTAGCCGTTTGTTTATCAACGCGGTTATACCATAGCTGCGTTTAGAGTTCAAAGAAAATTAACATCTTTGAAGGGGAACACAAATGCTTATCAACTGGGCTGCAACAAAAGCGAAGTTCGACCAGAAATTCAACCAGTCGGCTATCGCCCGCGGAATGGGGCTCCCCCGCTCCACCTTCTGCCGGATCATCACGGGAGAGTACCCCTACATGGACTCCGCCAGGGGCAAGGCGGTGATCGCCAAGCTGGAAGAGCTTGAGGTCCTGGTGCGGATTACGCCGGTCGAAGAAACCGAGAGCGCGGCAGCCTAGGAGGCGGTATGGCAAACATGGGTTTTGACATAGCCGCCATCGTGGATGCTTTACTTAGCAATGGATGGGTTTTTGACCACAGCACTGATACCTGGTGTCACGAAGATTGTTCCGGAATGAGCTTTGCCGAGGCTGTTATCCACGACATAGAGTTAGCCACAAAATGGCGTCGGACGCCTTAACAGGCAACACTGGCGAAACAGGCAGGCAAATGACACTTGACCACGAGGACATAGCGGCGATTGCCGTGCAGATGGCGCCGCTACTGGCGCCCTTATTGGCATCTATGCTGGCCGGCTCAGTTCCCCTTCTCCCCCTGGTTCCGTCAGGCGATGAGGGTGGGCAGATGATGACCGACCACGAGCTGGTGATGCTGATGTCCCAGACGGATCCACTCAAGGCCATTCGGGAGAGGGAAAAGAGGCTGCGGGACTCGCAGCCGAGGAAAGGATCGAGAAAGCGCAAGGCTGCATAGATTTACCGGCGCCCGCTGGTGACGCCCTTTGCTTTGGTTCACATGTACGGCCATGCGGCGGTTTACCCCGCATGAATTCTTACAAATTTTCGTGCAGCGTCAAGCAGATTTTTAACTTTTTTTAATTCAATGTGATATCAGGGGGGCCTAGTGAAAAAGCTGATCGGCAAAATTGTCGTTGTCGTTGCAGTGCTGGCAGTATGGGGTGTGGTCGGCAGGATGGATTATCCCGATCAGCAAGCCGATGCAGCCCGCACTGAGCAGATCCGCCAGCAGCTCATACTCGCCAACCCCGACCTTCCCTCCCTGGATCGCATCTGTCTCGCCGCAAGCGACCCTCTTCATCATTGTCAATCCAAAGCAAAATCCGACCGGCAGGAATAGCACGTCTCAGAGGTGATCGTGGCTGCATCGCTGTTTATTGACTGCGAAGAGTCGAAGGAATGCCGGAAGAAGCCGGAGTTCCAGAGGGAATCCTTCTTTTCCTACCGAAAAGGCGAGATCAAGAGTTGTGCAGGGTATTCGCCGCGCAGGTATCGAGGCCTCGAGGGGGTGATGGCATGAACGTGATGGCTGAGCTCGAAAGACTGACCGATCCGGGAGTACTCCGGAGGGTCAAAGTATATTCTCCAGCGGAGATCAAGGATCTGCAGGAAAAAGGGAAGATCACCCCGATCGAACATGTACACAAGGCTAGCTGATGGCGGAGAGATCCTATGTTCAAAATGGCGGTCGGTTTTTTGGTAGGGGTTTGGCTGGGCGTGTTCCTCGGCGTGGCGATCATGTGCTTCGAGTTGTAAAAGGCGGTCCTGATGGGTCCATTTGGAATCGAGATAAGCAGCGAATGGTTGGCTTTTTACGCCGGAATATTTCTCGGTACCGTGGCGACGGTTGTTGTTTTCAGCCTGTGCATTTTGATCTGGAGGCATAGCGATGAGCTGCTCGAAGACGATTTCAGCGAAAACCCACTCACCCCTCCCCTGTCTGTCGATCGAGCAGGCGAGGATGAAGAAGACAGCGGACGGGCTCCTGGTGCTGCTGGAATCGTACCTGCCGATCGGTTGCCGCGAGTGGGCACAGGCACACCGGCCCGACATTCCGAGGTTTCTGGAGGACGCGGTGAATGAGGTCCTCGAAGCAGTCGCCGAGGCGGATCGTGCCCGCTTCGCCACAGCCGTTACATACTGCTCCGGCCTGTACTGCCGAGCCACACAGATCTACCAGCGAGAAGTGAACTTTGCGCGCAGGTTGACCTTCAGCGGTCAGGAGCCCGAGCTGGCGAGGCAGGCATGACCGGACTGAACTTCCTCCCTCTCGTGCTCTGGGCGCTCGGCTTCATGGCCCTCGGGATATGGGATGATCATCTGCGGCAGATCGATGGCCGCGGCAAGGCCGCACAGATAGACGGGGATGCCTTCGCCGATATCTACATGTGCGGTTGCGCGAGCTTCTTCCTGGTCGGTGCAGTTTTTTCTTTGTGATGGCGGGGAGTCGTACATGTTAGTGCCATGCAGGGATTGTGCGGAGTCGGGACATTGCGACATGGAGAACGAGAAGTGGCGCCTGGCGTTACTGGCCTGGGCGCACGGCGGCCTGGTCTCCTGCGGACTCCGCAGAGAAAAGAGCTGGCACGGGGTGGACGGAGTGGCTGCATGACCATCAACGAGGAGATGCTGAAGCGGAGAATGATGCGTGGCGCCCTCGCCGGCCCTGTGGAGGCCGAGACTAGATCGGCGAGATATTGCAAGGGCAAGCTCGATAACGGCAGGCCTTGCAATATCGTGATGCTCGGTGACGAGGATTACTGCCTTCGGCATAAAAGGGAAATCGAGGCGCTTGAAGCTGGTGCCCCGCTACCAGTTGGGCGATTGGAACGCCCCTCTAAGGAGAAAATAGCGATGTCGAAAAAGGGAACATGCAAGGTCTGCAAGAAAACAGACACTCACATTGTGGGCGCGGGGATGTGCTATCTGTGCCGGAAAGAGGCGATTGCCGCAGGGACCTACCCGGAACCCGCCAACATCGTGCCCGTTAAGCCTGAGCCTGTTGAGAAAAAACTGACAGATGTGATAATTGACGCGGCAGAAGAGAAGGCGTTGCAGGCCGACGGACCGCTTGAACCCGACATGGGTTTGGGTGATGCCCCCGAGAACTTGGCGCAGGCTCCCGCCAGTCGCACGGCCGACACCGATCATCTTGCCTTCGCCGGCAAAGAGATCGATCTAGGCACCGTAGCCCCCCCCCATCAAGAGGTAGCAGATCCCCCCTGTTCTCCCGTTTCGGTCCTCTCCCGGCTGCTCAGGAAGCTGGAACCGGCCATTCAACCCCTGCCCCATACCTCTATCGTCCTGGACTTCACCGAGGACGAGTTTTTTCTGATCATCAACAGCGAGCTTACAGCTCAAGACATCAAGGACCTCACACTCCTGCTGGTCGCAGGGGAACTCGGAAGGGTTGTCGAGGTGGAGGACCCTTGCGCGAAGAGCCGTCATGCAGCCGGTTAAGCCAGAGGCATACCGGCATGACCCGGGCCGCTCCCTCCCTCCTGAAGAGTTTGTCAGGGCGGTGAGGGAGACGACCCCTATCCTCAAAATCAGCAGCAAAACGTGCAAGCGGGAGTCGAACAACGATCGGTACAGGCTGGGCCGGCGCTAAAGACGGGGGATGCTGTGAATAAATGCGGACGGGTCGAATGCGACGAGCACGAATGTGAGCTGTGTGCCAATGCCGAGGCGGCTTGCGACGAACGGCCCTGCGATCGATGCTCCATAATCGGCAACGGATCTGCCTGCCAGTACGAGGTGGGAGCCAGTGAGATCCCGCCAAAGTCGAAGCAGTAAAGCCAAAGGGGCTTTTGCATAACCATGTGCAGCTAACAATCTGAGAAAAGGAGATCTGGATGGAAACCATGTTCACGGAAGAACTGAGACAATCTGTGGAAGCTGCATCGGGAGGGAAACAGACCGTACTGCGCACTGATAAGGGGCAGGCCACCTACATGAACATCATCCCCAAATTCCGCATGGAGGATATTCACCCGACCCTCGGGACCGGCGTTCACCCCGCGTTCCTGGTGGGCGGAGTCGAAAAGGACGAGATCCTGATCGGCACTTACCTGGCGGTGATCAGGGATGGCGAGGCGTTGTCGCTGCCCGGACAGGATCCGGCCACCAGCATCAACTTCGATGTGGCCCATGCTCTTTGCTTGGCAGCAGGTGAGGGTTTTCACCTCACGACAAACTGGGAGTGGGCAGCGATCGCGCTGCAGGTCGCAGCCAAGGGACATGACGTTCGCGGCAACACCAGTTATGGCAAGTCGCACTCCCATCCGGATGAGCGAGGCACCAAAGTCAACGGCTCTAACCGCACTTTGACAGGCTCTGGCCCGGCAACCTGGCGCCACGACGGCACCGAACACGGCATCGCCGACATGGTCGGCAATATCTGGGAGTGGGTTGGCGGTTTGAAGCTCGTGGGCGGAAGGTTCGTAATGCCTGCCGACAACGATTTCGTCCTCCCGGAGGCTCAGTGGCCGGCAAGCGAGGTCTGCCTGGAAGGCATCAACGGCACCCCCAGATTTTCAGCCTCGACATCCTGCCGCGGTTGGTTTAACCAGACATTCAAAGGTCTCGCCGGCGTCGACGGCCACCCCTCTGCTGACTCGCTGAAGCAGGCCATGTTGTGCCCTTTGGCCGCAATGGACATCCCCGGCCACTTCTGGGCCGACACTTCAGAAGGGTTTGAGGCACTGCCGTTCCGTGGCGGCAGCTGGGACAGCGGCTCGAACGCCGGTCTCGCCGCCCTCGACCTGGACGGCGGGCGCTCGGATGCGTGCTCGGCTCTCGGTTTCCGGCCCGCTTTCATCAGGTGATCTGAACCCTGATCACCTGAACATCTGATTGGTTTTTTCTGAACTCTGCAGCATCTATCTAAAAGGAGGAGCACCAGTGACTGAGATCATCGTTATAGACCCCCTCAGAAAGTCGGTAGAAAGAGCATCGGGTGGCAAACAGACCGTCCTCTGGACCAAGTCCGGATTCCCCACCTACATGAACATCATCCCCCAGTTCCGCCTCGAGGAGTTGCACCCGACTGCGCTGGGGACCGGCGTGCATCCCGCCTTCATCGTCGACGGCGTCGAGAAACCCGAAATCTTCATCGGCACATACCAGGCTGTTCTCCAGGATGGCGAAGCGATTTCCCTTCCGGGCCAGGATCCGGCCACCAGCATCAACTTCGATACGGCCCGCCAGGCCTGCAAAAATGCCGGTCCCGGTTTCCACCTCATGACAAACTGGGAGTGGGCCGCCCTCGCGCTGCAAGCCATTGCCAACGGCTGCGACGTGCGCGGCAACACGGATTGCGGCAGATCGCACTCCAACAGGGACGAGATAGGAAAGCCGCTCCCTGGCAGTCAAACTACCCGCACCGGTTCAGGCCCGGCATCCTGGCGCCACGACGGCACCGAACACGGCATTGCCGACATGGTCGGTAACATATGGGAATGGGTGGACGGGCTCAAGCTGATGAGCGGCCGCATCATTATACCGAAGGACAACGCTTACGGCCTAGACGAACTGCAGTGGTCCGCCACCGGAGCCTGCTTCGATATCGTCGACGGCTATCCGCACATTTCCGACTCCATCACCAACGAGGACTACGACTCGGTGATGTTCCGTGACATGACAGCCAACCCCGGGTTCGAGATCCCCCTCGCCATCAGACAGGCGCTTCTTCTGGCCTGCCCAGGCATCCAGATGCCCGGCCGCGTCTGGGCCGACAACAGCGAGGATTTCGAGGCGCTGCCGATCCGTGGCGGCGGCTGGAACGACGGCTCGCACGCCGGTCTCGCCGCCCTCTACCTGTTCTTCGGGCGCTCGTATGCGGTCTCGGGTCTCGGTTTCCGGCCCGCTTTCATCGGGTAATCTGAGTCCTGTTTCCCTGGTTATCTGATTGTTTTTATGAGGTTGCAATGGAGAACCTGAAGATCAAGCTGAAAGTCGAGGACATGATCAAGTATGGCTACCCGGCTTTGGCGCAGTTCCCCAAGAGCGAAAAGTTTTCCTTGGTCCAGGACATCAAGAAAACAATGCACTCGCTGCTGGAACAGGTTATCCGTGCCAATCGGACCAGGGATAAACGCATGGCGCTTCATAACGTCGACGTCGAGCTGGAAATCCTCCGAACTCAGATCCGCCTGGCAACGGAACTCAAACTTCTGCCGCTCGGCAAATACGAGACTTGGAGCAACCACCTGGCCGAGATCGGCAGGATGCTTGGCGGCTGGCTCAAGTCGGTGAATAAGGGGTAAGGCTGTCAACTGCCGATCCGTGGCGGCAACTGGAACAACGGCTCGAACGCCGGTCTCGCCGCCCTCAACCTGAACTACGAGCGCTCGAATGCGAACTCGAATCTCGGTTTCCGGCCCGCTCTCACCTGTTGCCGGATATGGCGCCCCCAAGGGGACGCTTTCAGCGCTCAGGTAAAAGGAGCCTTCCTCCTGTGCCTTATCAGCACGAATAGGCAACAACCAGCACGGCGGTGAGTACCTACAGGGGAAATGGCCGATACTTTAACTTTCCAGGATCAACCTATGCCGATCACCTACAACAACCTCTGGAGTCATGTGGCAAGCTTCGAAACTCTGTATAACGCTTATCGTGCCGCTTCTCGGGGGCGGCGTTATACAGAGTCGGTGCTCAGGTACCGGCAGCATCTGGAAGAGAACATCATAACCGCGTTGAACCAACTTATTTGGAAGCAGTGGAGCCCATCACGCTTTAAAGAGTTTTACGTGTTCGACCCCAAGAAACGGCTGATAAGCGCACCTCCTTTCAAGGACCGTGTCGTACACCACGCGCTGATCGGCGTCATAGCTCCGTTATTCGAAAAGAAATTCATCCCCGACTCTTACGCCTGCAGGGTCGGCAAAGGAACACACGCTGCCAAAGAGCGAGTTGAGGCCTTTGCTGCGACCGCGCGAAAAAGTTGGGGCGAGTATTACGTTCTCAAGGGAGACATCGCATCCTACTTTCACAGTATCGACCGCCGAGTGCTGCTGCAGCTCGTCGAGCGGACCATCTCTGACCGTGACGTACTGTGGTTGGTCAAGAGGATCGTCGAGTGCGATGGAGACAGAAAAGGCATCCCGATCGGCGCACTGACCAGCCAGCTGTTCGCCAACCTATACCTGGATGCACTGGACCACCACCTGAAGGACTACTTGGGTGTGAAGATGTACGTGAGGTATATGGATGATTTTGTAGTGGTCCACCAGAAGAAGGCCCGGCTGAAAGAACTGCTGGCCGAAATCGACTGCTTCATCACGGATCGCCTACACCTGCGACTCAACCCGAAGACCGAGATTTTCAAGTCGGGCGCTCAGTCCGATCACGCCATCGATTTCTGTGGTTACAGGGTCTGGCCAGGATTCACCAAGCCTCGGAAGAGCACCGTGATGGCTGCCAGGAAAAGGTTCAGGAAGCTCTCCACCCTCTACCGGAAAGGAAAGGTTGACCTATCCAGGATCAGCGCCAGCGCAGCCAGTTTTGCCGGGTACATGAAGCACTGCAACGGCACAGCCACAACAGAGTCGGTTCTCGGGAGCTGCACCTTCACCAGACCACAGACACCTGGTGAAGCTTAAGTAAGGAGGTGCCATGAAGGTAGCGCAACGAAGATTGGAGCACCCGCGGGATAGCCATTGCGGGCAGTATTGTAGTCCGTTCCCAAATCCCGCGGTGGGCGACGTGCCGCCCTGGCCGAAGGCCAGGACAATGCGGCACCACCTTCTGTCTTTGCCTGCCGCCCCGGCCTCCAGGCCGGGATATGGCGGAGGCATACTCATTGTCTTTGCCTCTTCTATCGGCCGCGGATCGGCCACGGCGCCGTCCCCCTCCCCCCTCCCCTTCTCAGGGAGGAAGCTGGCCAAGGATGATCATGCAGGTGCCGCATGGTGACCATGACCACAGAGGGTGTTGAGGATCTCCTCCAAGGGCTGATCGGCATGCAACGCCAGATACCCTATGCAGTAGCGAACGGGCTCAACAAGACCGCCGGCAGGATCAGGGAAGCCACTCTCAGTAGGATGGAAGCGGCATTCCACAACCCGACCCCTTTTGTCATGAACAGCCTGCAGTTTACTCCAGCATTGGCACCGACAAGTACTACAAAGTACAGACATACATCGGGAGCTGTCCGCTTTGGGGGGGATATGCCGGGCGTGAGCGGATGGTCTAGGATAAGCCCCAGGAGCACCCCCCAGCTACAAGCGACCGTCTGGTTTAAGGACCCGCCGAAACTGGGAGATAAGAAGCATTTCCTGTTGCCTCAAGTTGAGGGCGGCACCCGGCCCATTAAGGCATTTGAGAAAGGGATAAGCCACAAAAGCTTTGTCATGCCGAGCAAGGGCACGACACTCGATCCTTACGGCAACTTGGGCAGAGGTAGGATCACCAAGCTTCTGAGTATCGCCGGCGGATTTCACGAAGTCGGGTTTACCATGAACACGAAGTCGAAATCCAAAAAAGCGATGTACTTTCGTGTCCTGAAGCAGCGTGGAAAGCTTGCCCCTGGTGTCTATGAGAGGGTGATGGGCGACGAGGAAGCCGGTCGGACCGGGCGTTTTCTCATCGCGAGCGCACTCGTCAAGAAAGAGCGAATGAAAGGGGGGATGAAGGACCTCAGGTCGCGCACCAAGGCCATGTACCCTCGTGGCGTCAAGCAGATGGTGTTTTTCGCCCCAAAGAAACCGAAGTACACCATGCGCCTCGACTTCTACGGTATCGGGCAGAAGGTTGTAGACGCTCACCTAAGAGACGATATGGGCACATCCATCCAGGCCGAGATTGAGCGCGAGATGGCATATCGCAGCCGCCATGGGGCTAAGTGATGGCGCACTCCCCTTTCCCCCTCTTCTCGGATGGCCATCCAGAATCATTAGGTCATGGGTGTCGCGCGAGCCGCCTCATTAGAATCGCGGGTCCTTCCCGGCACTTCCCCTTACGAGGGTAGTTCGACCCCCTGTGTTTGGGTCCATTTAGAATCTGCTTTGGCACTGTAATAATGAAATTTTCACTGGTTTTTTATCGAGGGCATTTTTATGCAGCAACTTCAATACGATACGGAGCACCCGCAAAAGTCGGCCGCAGCTAAAGCGAGCGCGGGGTTTCATCCTGGCAAGGTGGCGTGGTCCGAGTCCGCGCACTGGATGATCGACCAGCTTCACACAGACGGCAAACGCTGCCCCCATTGCGGCGTCGAGATAGTCGACGAGGCGCGGCTGCGACGGTGGTATCAGGTCGAGAGGATAAAGTGTTCCTCCACCGAGTGCGGCCGCTTCTACACTTCCACGACGAATACCGAACTGAGCGGTTCCACCCTCGATCCGCGCGAGCTGTATCTGCTCAAATGCCTCATCGAATGGGGAGTTTCCCCGACCACGATCATAACCATCATCCCGGTCAACAAGGAAACGGTCGGGCGCTGGGTAAAGCGCTTCCAGGCAATGGAGCAGCTCAGTGCCTGAGTCAGAAGCGCCGCAGACAAAGTCAGATATCCGCGCCCAGGTAGAGGCCCGTCGGCAAGCAGAGGAGCATGCCCTCGGCCCCATACCCGACACCGCTCTCGATGATGGCCCGCCGGCGATCACTCCTGATTTCGTCAAGCAGTGCCTGGACGATAACGAGACGGGTGACGGGGTTCTGTACGCAACGCTGATGCGGGATAAATTCGTCTATGTCAAGAACCGGGAAAAGCGTCCCTGGATGGTCTGGCGCAAACACCACTGGGACATCGACAAGATGGGCGAACACATCGTCGCCGTGGGCAAGGTGGTGGATATGTATAGGAAAGCGGCCGAGGACCTCGCCGACCCGATCATCCGCGAGCGGGAGCTGCTTGCCGCTGCCAACAGCAGAGTCAAAGCCGCCAACAATCGCGCCAAAGAACAGGGGAAGCTGAAAGATCCCGACCTGGCAGCGGTTGCAGAAATCGACGCCGAAGGAAAGCAGGCCGAGCTGGAGGCCGATCAGCACTTGGCCGCCTACAAAACCCTCCAGCGCGAGAAGCGAAAGTACATGGAGCGGGCCACCAGGCTGCAAGCCAAGCCCGGCGCCGAGAAGTGCGTATGGTGGGCGCACCACATCGACAACCCGCTCGCCATCGACGGCGACGAGATCGACCAAAAACGGATGCTGCTTCCCTGTCCCAATGGCGTGATTGACTGCACCACCGGGAAGCTTCACCCCGGCAAGCCAGGCGACTACCTGCTCAGGGCGATCCCCATCGAGTACCCCGAGCACCTGGGATGGGAGGCGATCCGGAACTACCTGGAAACCGGCGAGGGTTTCTGGTGGCCCGAGTGGAGCGATTTTGTAGACCGACTGGTTGCTCCGCTGCCGTCGGCAGAGGTCGACCGCGAAGTCATCCTTTGCCTTCAGAAGCTCCTGGGCAACTCCATCACCGGCGACGTCTCGCTGCACAAGATTGTCATAGTTGTCGGCGACGGCCGCAACGGCAAGGGCGTCATGTTCCGAACCGTCCAGGCCATCCTCGGCGGACTGGCCTGGAAGATAAAGGCCGAGCTCCTCCTGGATCAGAAGCAAGCCATGTCCACCGCCGGCCCCTCGCCCCAGCTCATGGCCCTGCGCTTCAAACGCCTGGTGGTTGCCAGCGAGACTGATAAGCACCGCTACATCTCGGCATCGCTGGTCAAGGACTTCTCCGGCGGCGACACCATCAACGCCCGGGACATGTTCGGCATCGACGAGGAAAACATCGATCCGACCTGGCATCTCTGGATGCAGACAAACAACATCCCCGGCGGCCTGATGAAGGAGTTTTCTCTTCGTCAGCGCCTGGTGCTCTTCACCTTCCCGTACATGTATGTCGACGACGTCGCCCTCGAGGCGCGCAAGGCACCGCACAACGCGCAATGGTTCAGGGAAAAGGATGATGGGCTGGAGAAGCGCATCAATAAAGGCCTTGAGTGCGTGCTGCTCTGGCTGCTCCGCGGAGCGCTCCTTGCGCAGCGCGACGGGGTATCCGTTCCGGCCAAGATCCGGGCAGACATGGAGGAGCTGCAGGTTCTCGAGGATAACATCGAACAGTACCTCCGGAACTGCACCCTTCAGGACTGGGATCCCGAGCGAGAATACGAGATCGGGGACCTGGTGAACCGGCTCGACCCCAAAGACCCCGATCACGGGGTTGGTCGCATGTATTCTGCCCGGGAAGCGCTCCCCGCCGGCATGGATCCGGCTGAGCGTTATGACCTGTGGACCGATCAAGGGCACGGCCTGGACCCCGATGCCGTCACACCGTTCAAAACGTTCTACGCCGGCTTCAAGGCTTGGTACGAGGAAAACATCAACGATAAAAAAGACAAGGCCCCGAGCTCCAAAAGCGTCTCCGCGGACATGCGCAAAAAGGGGTACAAAATCGAATCAAAGGGTGGCCAGACTAAGATCTACGCGGACATACGGATCTTTACCGCGTGATCAAGACCATCCCCTTTTTTCCTGGCTCGATAAAACCAAGGGGGGCGGGGCCAAGATCATATGATGATCTGGAAAACGGGCTTTTTATCGTCATCATGGTTGCAACTTACTGCCGCTATTACGTAAAAGGCCCGAATATGATCATATGATGATTTTTCCCGCCCGCACACACGGGAGCAACATCTAAATATGTGCGAGGGCTTTAGAGCCCTAAAAATTTTTCTCAAGTTTTATACCCTTTTTACTTTATTTCATCATTTCATCATAAATAGGCAAAAAGTTAAAAGGTATTAGATAGTTGAAAACAAGATGTCCAAATTTTCGCCGTTTTTAAGATCATCATATCATCTTGGTACAGCTAATGACGTTACTCGAACTGATCAAAGACAAGCCCGGGCACCAGAAGCAAAGCGCCAACACGTGGGAGGGGCCCTGTCCCAAGTGCGGCAGCGCCTGGCGCTTCATCGTCTGGATACACAAAGACATCTTCAAATGCCTGGACTGCGACTTCAAGGGCGACCTGATCAAATATCTGCGCGAAGTTGAGGGTTACAGCTGCCGCGAGGCGTTTCTGGCCGCAGGCAAAGACTGCGCCGCCACCGACTGCTCCGCCTATCAGAAGTGCAAAGGGAATACGGCGACGCGCAGGAATAAAATGGCAAGGGCAAAGGCGCCAGCCGCGAAGTCCGGCGATGATTGGCAGCCCCGCCTCGCCGAAGATCCTCCATCAGCATGGGTACAAAAGGGGACCGAATTCGTTGTATGGGCACACGAGCAGCTGCTCGCCGCCCCGGATCAGCTTCAGTACCTGGCTTCGCGTGGCCTGCCTCTGACCCGGATTATCAAATATCGGCTGGGGCTCAACCCGGGTGCGGTCTCCAAAGGGAAACTCGGTCCGCTTTTCAAAAATCGGCTTGCATGGGGTCTGGAAAATAAGCGCAGCGATGACGACAGCCGCTCGATTACCGTGATGCCTATTCAGCGAGGGATCATAATCCCCTCCTTCCGTGGCGCCGATCTCTACCGAATCCGGATCCGGCGCCTTGACGAGGACCTGGCCGAGTATCCGCAAGACCAGAAGCCGCCGAAATACATCTTTCTCGAGGGCTCAGGCAAGGGTTTGGTGATCCGCAACCCGGACGCAAAGGCTTTCCTGGTGGTGGAAAGCGATTTGTGCGACCTCCTGGTCGACTCGCTCGCCGGCGACCTTGTTTGCTCCGTGGCTCTCACCTCCTGCGCGATCAGGCCGGATGCCGCGTCAGTCGCACCGCTTGCTGGTGCGATATGTATCCTGAACGCGCTGGACTTCGACCCGCGGGTTAACACGACCACCGGAAATTATGAAAACCCCGGCGGCCAGAACGCCAGATGGTGGCAAAAGCACTTCCCGCGCTCCGAGCGCTGGCCGCCACCGGTCGGCAAAGACCCGGGCGACGCCTGGAAGGCCGGGATCAATATCAGGGAGTGGGTCATCTCCGGTCTGCCGATTTCCCTGCAGCCGCGCCAGCACGGCCAGGCGAATACAAACAGGACCAATCGGGAGGCAGGCGTGGAATTCAACAGAGACAGAGCATGGCAGCGCATAAAGGACGCCCGCAGCAGGATCGCTTCCACATGCCCCTCCGGTGCGCTGGAGTGGCTGCAGAAGCAGACGGAGATCAAAGGCCATCTCAGCAGTGCCGAGGCCGCGGTAGATCAGGCGTTTCTTGCCGCCAACGAGGATAAGCTGGTGCCGGCCTTAGAGAAGTGGATCAAGTGGCACGAACGGGCCTGGGAGGTCTTCGAAGCCCTGCCGCCGGTGATCGAAATAGACGAGAAAACTATGAATTCGGGAGGATCTAACGCATGACCAAAAACACGAACAATCAGCAAGGGGCGCCTGAAGTCAGATTCGAGCAGCTCCCCCTGAACCAGCTCTCCCTGAACGACTACAACGCCCGCCACTTTGAGGAGAACATGACCGTCCAGCGCCGTGCCCGCTTCGCCGAACTCGTGGACTCCGTGAGCGTCAAGGGGATAAAGGTTCCTCTCCTGGTCCGCCCGCTCCCCGATGCCGACCGCTTCGAGGTAATCGCAGGGGAGCGCCGCTACCGCGCAGCCCTCCAGGTCTGCAACATCCTGGGCCAGCATCCGGAGCAGTACCTGGTCCCCTGCATGGTATACGACGTGGATGAAGTCGAGGCATTCGACACCATGCTGATCGAAAACCTGCAGCGCGAGGATCTGACGCCTTTCGAAACCGCGCAGGCCTTCCAGGCATACCTGCAGCGCCACGGCAACACCCCCGACTCGGTCACCGAGCTTTCCGCCCGCACCGGCATCCCCCCGCATGCCATTCGCCGGCAGGTGCGCATCCTGGAGCTCCCGCCCGAAGTGCTCGTTTCCTGGAAGGCCGGCTCTCTCACACAGTCGCACGCGGAGCTCCTCACTCGCGTCGGCGATCGGGACCAGATTATCGAACTCGTCACCAACTGCCTGCGCCTCAAGTTGACCGTGAGGGAGTTGGCCGAGCGGATCGGCTCCATCTCCCTCGATCTTGAGCGCGCCGCCTTCGACAAGTCCGAGTGCCAGACCTGCCCGTACAACACCAGCGTCCAGAGCAGCCTTTTCGCCGATCTCACACCGGCCGGCAAATGCGGCAACGCCGCCTGCTTCGAGCGGCTACAGCGGGCCTACTTCACCGCGAACTGGGAGCGCAGCAAGGCCTGCGAGCGCTTCGGCACCCTGGGCTATCGCTTCGGTCACCGGCTGCCACAGGAGCACCGCCTACTCCCACCACCTGCGCAGACATCCGGCCGTTGCCTCGAGTGCGACCAATTCGTCTCCGTGCTGCGCCTGACCGGCGCCATCATCTCCGGCTACGAGCGGACCTGCCTGGGCCCACGCGCTTGCTTCGAGCCGCTTTACTGTGAAGCGCCGGAAACGCAGGTGCTGGAAACCGCCATGCCAAAGCAGGAGCAGAACGAGCAGCCTGGAGAGCAGCTCCAGGACCCGCCGCCCCCTGCCAAAGAGCCCGCGTCCAAGCCCGCAAAGGCCAAGGGAACACCTCCAGCGGAGACCGGCCCGGTATTCTCCCTCCTGCGCGGCGAGAAGTTCCGGGAACTGTTTTTCAAAGAGGCGATCCCTGACGCCGTGATGGGCACCCCGAACGCCTCCCCGCGGGTCAAGCCTTTCCTGGTGCTCGCTATGGCCCTCGCCTCTACCGCAGCGCGGACCCGGCTTTGCGTAGCACTCGGCATCGAGCAGTCCTCCAAGCAGGAGCAGCTCGCCGAGAAGATATTCGAGATCCCCGCCGACGATGTCCTTGACGAGCTGCAGGCGATGGCGCTCGCACAGGTGATGGACTCCTCCACCACGCCGGCGGTGCGGCGCCTGGTCGCCGAGCGCTTCAACGTCGACCTCGCCAAGGAGTGGACCATTGGCAAGGAGTACCTGGAGGCCCTCGACAAGAGCGAGATCGTCCGCATCGGGGAGGAGCCCGGCGTCCAGATCTGGCAGGACGAGCAGGTGAAGGCCTACAAACAGCAGCATTTCAAAGGGAAGGCACTCATGGCGCTCAAGAAGGAGGACCTCGTCGACCTGATCCTGAAGAGCAGCGCCGAACTCGTCGGCCGCGTTCCGGCCGAAGTGCTCGGCGAGCGCAAGGGGTAAACCATGGGAATCTCCGTCATCACAGAGCGCATCAGTTCCAGTATCGCCGCCGGCTGCCTGCGCCCGTTCCCCGCTGTCTCCACATTCAAGCCGCTCGAAAAGCTGTCCGACCTGCTGCATTCTTTCGAGGAGATGTTTCCGGGAATAGTACTTGACGTGAGAGGTGATTCTCCGGCCGATTACAAGTGGCCCTGCATGAAGTTCACCCCGCAGCGGCGCCGGAGCTCTCGCCCGCTCCCGGCACCGGCACGGCTGGTGCCGATGCCGAGGCCGGGCTATAGACCCGGTCTATTCCTATCCATCCAGGCTGTCTGGGAATGGTACCAGGAGAAGGGGCATGCCACTCCGGAGCTCCTCGACCAAGGGCTCAGCAGTGACTCCCTTCAGACATTTCTGGAGCCCCTGCTGCAGACGGCGGGCAACTATTGGCCGCTGGGCTGCGGACTAGAGGATATCGGGTGCCTCTGCCCCATTGAGGAAATGGAAGGGTTCAACCTTATGCTGCCATTTTACTCATACGAAGACGATTGCGCGGGGATGGTCGAGGCCTTCATCAGCGGGCCGGTAAGCCTCGCCTCGCACCTTTCGTACCTGTATGAATCCAAGCCAGACGGCGCGGACTCCATAGAGCTGCCGGTCCCTGACGACAAGCTGATCGCCGAAGTGGGCTGGAGCGGTTTGACCAAGCATTTCGCCAGGTTCCAGGGACGTAAATCCGTCGACCTGGTATCCCTGGAGAACTTCTGGGAGACATACTTCGGAGAAGTGGTCGCCAATTTCCCGGAACACGCATCAGTCGAGTACGCGATCATTAGCGGCAATGGTGGCCAGGAAAACGAAGTCTGGATCCACAAGAAGGCCGATATTGACTTCTGCTTCGCCTACGCGGAGGCCTATTACAAACTGATGGGCGACTTTCCTGATCCGTCCTGTTTCGATTATAACGAAGGCGGCGCCGCCGAAACGTTCATCCACGAGATGTGTGAAGCCTGGCGCAAGGACAACCGCAAGCGCCCGGTAAAATGGGTGAGCCCTAAAACCAAAACCTTGATGCAGATGATGAGGAGAGGCGAGCTATGAGCCCAACGTCCAACGTGCAAAAGCAGCTATATGGCATCGGAATTTTCGAGGAGGAGATCATCCTTTCCGATTTCACAGGAGATGGCGAGAAGCGCTTTGCCGTCTCCCGTGAACAGCTCATGGCGTTTTGCCGCTCCGAGGTCACATTTCGGCCTTTCCCGGGCCTGCTCTGGATGAAGACTGACGGCGCCACGAATACCTACCTGTTGCAGCTCCCGGCCGCCCAGCGCACTATCCTGTACCGCATGGGTAAGAAGCTCACCGCCAAACGACTGCACCTCCCTCCCCTGGCTGTCGAGGCTAAGTTCTCTGCCGACCGCACGATAAGCGGGATCAACCTGTGGGGGCTTGCCAGGGGCACGCTGAAAAGCGACTCGGTCCTATACGAGCTACCACTGCCAAACCTTAACGGGAGCAGGCTTTGCCTCGGCAGCACGGAAAAGGCTTCAGACAGCGATATCCGCTCGGCAGTGGAGAAAACGATCTTCGACACCCCCTTCAACCACCACAACTACCTGGTAGGCACGTCCAACCTACCGTTTCACGAGTACGTCAAGAAGCACAAAGGCCGCGTACCCCTGAGCTCGCTCAAGCGCATCGGGATCGGCTGTGACATCCTAGGAGGTGCGCAATGAGTCCGAACCGCAAGCGGCATCTCGCACCGCAGTTTCGCCGGGTCGTCATCGTAGGCACCGGCGGCACCGGCAGCTACCTCGCCCAGGGGCTCGCCAAGCTGGTCGCAGGGTACCGCCTCCAGGTCGGAGTGACCCTGATCGACCCGGATGAAATTGAAGAGAAAAACTGCAGCCGGCAGAACTTCCACGCTTACGAGATCGGGCAGCCGAAAGCCGAGGCGCTTGCGTTCCGACTCAACCAGCAGTACGGACTTTCATTTGCCGCGGTCGTCGGTAAAGGAGAAGAGTTCCTCGGCTATAACACCAACGGCACCCGGAATGGCAACAGCGCCACAGCTGTCGGTAAAAGGCGCCCAGATATGGGACGGTTGGTGGTGACCTGCGTCGACTCCGTCGAGGCCCGCAAGCCGTACCGTGAATGCGGGCCATGGCTCGATCTCGGCAATGGGGTCGACACCGGACAGGCGCTCTACGGGATTACCGCCGACAAGGAAGCGATCGCCCTAGAATTGCAGTCCTGGGATAAGACGCCGCAGGTCGGCTTCCTCCCCAACCCTTACCTGCTGGCCGGCATGGCGAAGCTCAAGAGTCCCAAGAAGAAAGCCCCCAGCTGCGCCGACACCCCCTTCGCCGAACAGGGAGTCTTCGCCAACGAGTGGGCGGCCGCCGCAGGCCTCGCGATCCTCCACCAATTGCTGGTCAAGGGGCAGGTGACCACGCCGGCCATCTATTTCGATACCTCGAACGGGCGCATGGCGCCGCAGTTCATAACCAAAGACTACCTCAAAGGAGCATAACCCATGTCCGAAAAAAGAGTGCAGGTTGCCTACCACTTCAAGATCGATCCCGCCCAGATGATACCGGGTGCCGTCCGGATCCCCGAGACCATCACCAGGACCATAGCCGTCGGTGACGAACTTAAGACCGAAAAAGTCAGCTCGTCGTGCCTCTCACCTTCCGATCGCGCGGCACTTACCGCCGAGATCAACAGTCAGACCGTCGAGGCCAACCGGGTGGCCCAGCCCGCCGACTCCGCGCCGGCTCTGGAACAACCGACCGGGCCGGCCGCCCTTGCCGAAACCGGGGAAGAATTAGAGGCGTTCTGAACGTCATAAGGAGAGCATCGATGAAGCAGAAAACGGACATCACCATCAAATTCGAGGGCCGCACCTACGACGTCCCTGTCGGTTTCACCGCCGAGGAGTTCGTCGACTCGCTGGCATCCACCAACCCGAAAGCAGTCGGCGCCAAGCTGATCAAGGATGGCGCCGGCGCCTACACCCTCAAGCCGCAGTACCAAGACAAGGGGTGATCGTGAGCGACTGCAGCGGCTACACCAGCATGGCTGAGGAATTTGCCGGCACAGACTACGCACCCGCCCGGCTTTCCTATTTCGGGGGCGTGTTTTTAAAAGAGTACACCGCCGCCCTGTCAAAACATACCCCGGAGGAATGGGCCGCCTTCGAACGTTGGGAGATGCATCAGTGCCTCGAGCGCGAAGTCGGCGAGCTCAAGCGCGCCCTGTGGTGCAACGAGATGGACGGCGAGCACGGCATCATCCGCGAAGCCGTCCATGTCCAGGTGGTGGCGCAACGCATCATGGACGAAATGCTCAGGAGGCATCGCTAGACCATGGCAGCCCCAGACCTCGAAAAACTGAAGGCCCGCGTCTCGGGCCAGGACTTGGAGGAACTTGACCTGGCTTGCGACGGGAAAACCTCGGCCATGAAGGCGTACAAGGACCGGGCCGGCAAGGAGACCAAGGCGGATTATGACGCGGCCCGGGACCTTTACCAGGAGACCCTCGAAAGGCTCTGGCGCGAGCACTTCCCGGAAGAGGCGCCGGCTCCGGAGGGCGAGCGCTTCAGGAACCGCAAGCAAGCCTTCGACTGGCTCAAGGCGCAGGGATACAAGGTCAGCCAGGGTAAATTCTATGGCGACTGCGAAGCCGGGAGCCCCACCGTCCATAAGGACGGCTCCGTCTCTCGCTACCACGTGATGCAATACGGCCAGCAGCTTGACGTGGAGCGCAAGGGGTCGGACCAGGACAATCAGAAATCCGACGAGGCCGACCTGCGCAAGAGGATCGCCGAAGCGGAGATCGCGGAGCGCAAAAACGACAGGGAAAAAAGGCAGATGGATTCGGAGTGGCTGCATCGCGCCGACGCCATGGTCCAGATGGCCGCCATAATGGGGAAAACGCGTGCCGCGCTGCGTCGGCGCTTTTACACCGGCTACCAGGAAGTCATCAAGAAATGCGCCGGCGACCACGCCCGCGGCAACGAGGTCTATGAGTACCTGGACAACATGCTGCGCCAGGCCTTTAACGAGGTCGCCGGCAACGGAAAAATCGAAGGCACGTTAATCAAACACAAGGCGAACGATGCAGATACTGCAGCATGAAATAGAGATCCCTCCCTTCCTCCTGGATGCGACAATCGACATGCTCGATGGCAAGGAAGTGAGCTTCGCCCTCCCGTCGCAGATCCGGGCTGCGATGCAGACGCCGGAGAAGATATCGGTGTCCGAGTGCGCCGGGAGATACCGCACCGTCACAGCGGTCGACGCGATGCCCGGCCCCTGGCGCAACGATCTCATGCCGCATACCGTCCAGCCCATGGACAGCTACGCCCGTCCCTGGGTCAAGGAGATCTGGCTTTGCTGGCCCGAACGCGCCGCCAAAACCAACGTCATGCTCAACTGCCTGGCCTGGACGAAGCTCTACGACTCCGGCAACGCGTTCTGGCTGGATCCCGCGGAGGACGACACCGGGAAGAACGTAAAGACCAAGATCATTCCCATGTTCAGGGATTCGGAAAAACTCTGCGACTGTCTGTCCTCCCGCGCCGACGACACCGGCAAGGGACTGATAGCCTTCCATGACGGCACCTTCCTTTTCCCGGCCCATGCCAATAGCGCCCGCTCCATGGCCAACTTCTTCGGGCTGCACAACTTCGGCAACGAGGTCGACAAGTTCCCGATGATGACCGGCGCCGAAACCAACCCGATCAACCTGATCAGGAAGCGCGGCCGCGACGTCCCCGGCTCCAAATACATGTTCAGCTCCACCCCCGCCGGACGTCATATCTACAAGGGGACCCTTGCATGCCGCCAGGTCTGGGAGCTGCGCAGCAAGTGCCCGCACTGTGACGCCTACATCCTCATGGATGATGAGCATATAGTTATCCCCGAGGGGGCAACTCCGGACCAGGCAGAGAATGGAGAGGTGGAGCTCGGTTACACCTGTAATGCCTGTGGCAACCACTGGGACGATCAGGATCGCCAAGAATCGTTTCTGCAGGGTCAATGGTTCTGCATCAAGGGGGAGGACAGCAAGCGTCCGCGGACCATAGGCTTTCACGCCTCCGCCCTTCCCTTCCCCATGGTTCCCCTGACAGAGTACTGCGCGAAGTTCCTCAGGAGCAAGACCGGCGATCTGTCGGACAAGGTGGACTACGCCCACGGTTACCGCGTCGAAGACTTCAAGGCCGAGATCTCCGACCGTAAAGAAGATGACATTCTTCGGCTCCGCGATCAGCGCGCCGCCGGGACCTTCCCTGTAGTGGCCGATGCCCTGGAAATTTCCATAGACACCCAGGATCACGGTTTCTGGTATCGAATCCGGGCCTGGCAGTACGGACTATCCCTGACGAGTTGGCTGGTAAAAGCCGGATATGTCACCAGTAGCAGCCCGGACGACTTCACCGCCCTGGACACCCTGCTGGCATCCGAATTTCCCGACGAAAACGGTGAGCCGCACCGGATCATGGCCGGGATCATCGACGCCATGGGACATCGGACCGCCGAGGTGTACGCCTGGTGTCGCCGAACCGGGATACTTGCTGCGGCCGGCGCGCCCGGTCGAAAGACCCAGCCAATCACCGTCAGCCGGATCGACCGTTTCCCCGGCAATGGCCGCCCCATCCCCGGGGGCCTGTCCCTGTACAGCATCGACACCCACTACCACAAGGACCTGCTGGCCAACAAGCTGCTCATTGACCCCACCGACCCCGGCGCCTTCATTTTACACAGCGGCTACACCTATGACCAGGTCAGGGCACTGGAGCGGGATCCGTCCCAGAAACTTGGCCACAACCTTGGCGACTACTCCCGACAGATGTGCGTAGAGGCACGCGATGACCGGGGGCTGTGGCAGTGCGGCGAAGGCAAGGCGAACCATTTGTGGGACTGCGAATCGAACGGCCTGGCTCTGGTCATGTGGCTCGGCTGGCAAAACGCCATCAGCGAGAAAAACAATCCTGCACCCTCGACACCGAAGAACAATCCCCAGGCCGCGGCCTCCGTCAACAGCCGCCCGGGATGGTTCAACAACCGCTAGGAGCCTGTTATGCAACATTTGCCTAAAAAAGAGGAGCTGCTCACCGTCAAGGAGATCTGGCAGGAGCTGGACCAGAAGATCTCGCTGCGCCAGATTTACAATCTCATCGAGCGCGGGGATCTTGCGCCGGCCTTTCGCTTCGCCGGGATCCGCGGTACCTGTGTCCCGAAACAAGCGGTCATAATTTACAAAAACCGCTGTCTAGTGGATATAGAGGTCTAAATGGTCGAAGCTTTAAAGACCGAACGGTTTCAAGCCGTGCGGGGCTTGTCCGCACGAGCGCCTAAGTCAGGCGCATAACATGGAAGGAGAAAGATATGCCGAAGATGAGAGCAAAAATGAGAGTTATACACACCAAGAAGCACTCGGACACTTGCGAAGAGTTAGAGTTCTCTGCTGTGTGCAAGAACAATGGCTACCCTGCAGACGGAAGTGACGAGAACAATTCGTTTGCCATGTGGACCCCTTCGGCAACGCTGAAGATGTCCATTACCAATCCGGCTCTGGTGGGCGAGTTCATTGCTGGGCAGACCTTTTACGTCGATTTCACCCTGGCTGAGTAGAAGACTGATAGCGGTGAGGCGTGGGGCTGCGGCCTGGTGGCACGCTGAAAGTCTCGGGAAGCATCGAGGCAAACGGACAGGTGTGGGACTAGCCGAGAGGAGTCCGGTAGAGGTTCGAATCCTCCCACCGCTAATTTGAAAGCTGTATGTATTTTAATCCTGGTTGGGAGAAGTTGCCCGCCTAACTCCTAATTAAACCCTGGAGGGGGATGAGATGTGTAGAAAATCGCTAACCATGGCTGATGTCGCTGACATAATCGAAACGAACCCCAAGCAGATAGGCTTTCCGTTGTGTCTCTTGGATGCCAAAGAGCTTGTAGCCGAGCACAAAGCATTGCTGACCCAGATTGCTCAGCTTCAATCCCTTGTTCCTCACTCTGGTGACGGCTCTTGTGAGTGGTGCGGATTTGGTCCGGCCCCTCCGGTAAATCTCTGTGAAGAGTGCGGAGGTCCGAAGACAGGGGCGGTGCCCGCGTGGCCGATCAAAGGTGTGCGCGTTGAGGGCGACAAGGTGATTATCCTGGTGAAGGGCGGCAATGACGCAGCACGGCGGCTGTGCGGCGAGATCCTTGCTCTGGCAGAGGCGGTGCGGCCACCGAAACGAAATGACCATGATCCTAACGGAGACATCAGCCCATAGGTGGCGGTTTAACGGTTTGGAGTTCTGGCCGAAATTTAGGAGGTGGACGGTGGAACTAGCAACGGTTTTAGGTGATGGGCTCAATAAGGGCAAGTTCTGGACGGACGCCTGGAGTCTTGTTGAGGGCTGCACTCCGGTTTCTCCTGGTTGCGCTAACTGCTGGCTGGCGGGTATGGAGAACAGGTTTCACGGCCAGACAAGGGGGAATGATCAAGGCGACAAGCGGATACTGACAAAGGAGGGTAAGTTCAGCGGTTTGGTTTTTAGCCGAGAGGACCGGCTTAGCTTTCCCCTCAAGAAAAGAAACCCCCGCGTGTATGCCATCTGGAGTGACCTGTTTCACGGCGAAGTCTCAGACATTTTTCAGGACCAGGCCATCGCCGTGATGGGTGCGGCGCAACGGCACCATTTCATCATCGTCACCAAGCGGCCCGAGGTTGCAGTTGCCTATTTCGAAAGCCGTGAATTCAGGAAGAAGGACGGTGCAAACTGGCCCAACGTCACCATCCTGGTCACGATGGAGGATCAGCAGCGCGCCGACGAACGGGCACCGTACGCAATGCAGCTGGCCGCGCAGGGTTGGCGCGTGGGCGCGCTCTGCGAGCCGCTGCTGGGGCCGGTGGATCTAACCCGCATCTACCAGCATGGAACCACTGAGGGTGGCGGTAGCTGGGGTAGCTGGGAAAGCGCTCTCAATGGAAAGACCCCTGATATATGGGGAGGAGGGCCTGACATCGAGGGCGGCCCCCGCCTTTCCTGGGTGATAACCGGCGGCGAGTCCGGCGCCAGTGCTCGGCCGGTCCATCCCGATTGGGTCCGCTCTCTCCGAGACCAGGCGCAGGCGGCGGGCATCCCCTTTATGTTCAAACAGTGGGGTGAGTGGGCACCTTATGACGGTGGCCCGGAGGTGGACGATGATCCCGAGCAGACAAAATTCCTCACGATGGAATGGCGGGAGGACCAGTGGGAAGATGTGGGGTATCCGGGTTGGAGCGATTTCGCAGACTATGTAGATTCTAACCATTGCACCGCACGAGTGGGCAAGAGAAAGGCTGGCCGATCCCTGGACGGTCGTGAATGGCTGGAACTGCCAGCAACATAACGGTTTGGAGCCCAGCCACCGGCTGCGGCGACTGGTTAGGGCAGCAGAACGAAAAAAGCCCCTCGGAGTGAGGGGCGGGAGTTACTGGGATGATCGGCAATGCTCAACGAGGATCGTGCGGCAGTAGGTGGAGAGGGGCAGCCCCTTCTGGTCGGCTTCAGCCTGGAGCTGCTCCTTCACGTCGGGGGGGAGCCGCACGGGGACGTTATCGCCGAGCGGAGTTTCAGATTTCTTCCGGCCCATTATGGAGACTCCTTCGTTGCGATGATGTGCGGCCAGTCGTCGCCGTCCTCGGAGTGAACAACACAGGCGTTTTGAATTTCATTTGCTGCGCAGAGGTTTTTCTGGGATTCGGCCCATTTCGCACCACGGTTGCCAGGCATACCGAGATCGGTGTCGGAGTACCCCTCGAAAGCTACCAAATCGTAGCCAAGAGCGTGAGCTGCGCGAATTACTTCACCTTCCGTCTGTCCGATTGCGGGTCTGATCTGGGTGTAAAACACGGGTTTCAACATGGTATTGCCTCCTGCCCGGTTTAGCCGCCGGGCTCGGCGGGTAGGGTTATATGATCTCGTAGCCTTCGATGGTCCAGTCCAGGTTGCCAAGGTCCTCGCAACCGTCAAGGTCTTCCGGCTCCTGGTAGTAGTAGGCCACCAGTACGCAGTCATCGCCGTCTTTGTCGGTGCATTTTACGGAGGCCGAGAACTCGACACCGGTATCTCCATCAGTCTGCACGCGGCTTGTGTAGTCGCAGTTGTCAGCCTCAACTTTAGCAACTGCCGCTTCGCCTACCACTGCTACTGCTTGCTCTCTAGTCAGGTTGCCTTTTCTCATGGTGTAGCCTCCCTTGGGTTTGTTTGCATCCGATGAGTAGATAATATCAAAGACCGGAATTGTTGTCAATAATAAATTTACAGAAATAAACAAAAAGATGAAATATTTTTACCCGACTCTGACCACGGTGGCAGAGCGGCCTAACGAATTTAGCTCACCATAAGGTGGAGCGGGTGTTAAACCCGCAAGGGGGGGAGGATGGACTGGACGGCGACACTTCGCACCATCGCGCTGCTGTTGGGAATCCTTGTCTCATACCGGCATCTCAAAAAAAAAGAATATCCTGAAGCGTTCTATTTCTTGATTATCGCGGCAATGGTGCAATTTAGCTGAGGGTTAAACCCTAGGGAGGGACAATGGATTTAGCAGAAAAGGACGCGTATATTGCAAAGCACTTGATGAAGTTGGAGCCTGGCACGCTCCGGTTTATGGTGGCGGATCTGACATCCGAGGTGCTTCGTCTGACAGTGGAGACTCATGACATGCAAGCCAAATGCACCCTGCTCGCATCTTGGAACGATCAACGCGCCGAACTGGAGCGGCTGACGGCTGCGCTGCAACAAATAATTGCCGCTGGTGAAAGCGGGAGCAATTATCCCCAAGACGGTCGTATGTTTGACATAGCCAAGGATGCTTTGGCAGAGGCGGCGCAACCTACCGCGCAGTGTCAAAACCCGGCATGTGGGGCAATTTATAGCGGGGATCATGAGTGCGACCCGTGGGATAAGGCAGAGGCGGTGCGGCCATTAGGGAAAGATCCAGGCGTACAAGGGTACTGAGCGGTTTAACGAATTTAGCTGTGCCGACAGGCACGAGCGGGTGTTAAACCCGCAAGGAGGGGAGGGTGGATAAGGCAAAGCAGAGAGAGACGTCATGGACCGACATACAGCGCAGGCAATCGGCAGGCAAAGCGCTGTTCCTCGGTGATACCAAATGGCTATTCGCAGAGGTGGTGTTGCTCCGCGAAGAACTGTTTTACCTGAAAGCTTGTTCGGAGCAGAACAACCGAGAAACGAATGAGCAGCGGGAGAAGGTAAAACGTCTTCGTGCAGCTCTGGCAGCGGCGGAGAATGTACTGGCACGGATCGCGCTGGAACCTGCCTTTGTCGCAGAGTGCTGTCCTGGGGTGCAGCGCATCCGCTACGTTGTAGGTTCTGACGTAAAAGATACAGCACTGGAAGGGGCTCAACATGCCAAGGCTGCTCTGGCAGAGGCGGTGCGGCCATGAGAGAAACCGTCATCTGCAATCAGGCGCATGTCTGTAAAAAAGAGCCGTGCCATCACAAGATTCCGCACGAGCACAACTGTGCCAACCCTGCACCGTGCGCCGATTTTCTGTTCACCGCTGGCAAAACCCCCGACAAGTGCATTGTCCCCGTTTCGGTGTGCGTAACTGTAAGCACTGACGGGCATTACCACATATCTCGGCGTGAATGGTGCAATTGCTGCGGCGGCCGGGGTTACACGGATCACTTAGAGAGCCATAAGGCGGTTTAACGGTTTTTAGCTGACGGCTTTGCCGTCGAGCGCCTGGTTAGGCGCAAGGAGGAAGCGGATGAAGGTTGAAACGCTGCAACAATTCTGCTGGGCTGGTGATGTTGATAACCACCTCAAAATGCAGAAGCCTTGGTCGGTGGGTGAGTTCACTTTTGCCACCAACGGGCATCTTCTGATCAAGGTCCCCCGCCTCGCCGACGTGGCCGAGATCGTGAACCCGATTGACATTGCAAATGGGTGGCCGAAATCTGAGCCTTCTGCCTGGCTCGATATCCCAACCTGTGAAGCCCCTGCACCCGTTGTCTGCCAGAAGTGCAACGGCAAGAAGGCTGGACAGGGGGCCTGCCCTGAATGTGGCGGGGACGGTGAGGTCGAATTCTCGAACATTTACAACACCTACACCGTGGACTGCGCGACCTGCGACGGGGAAGGTGAAGAACTGGAATGTTCAACCTGCGACGGAACTGGCACGGTAGAGGTAATTGAAGGGGTTGCAGTCGGCTGCTCCGGTTTTTCAAAAAAGTATCTGGCTTTACTTGCAACATTGCCGAACTGCCAGATCGGACCCGTTGACCAGTGTGGGCCGGCATGGTTCCGGTTTGATGGCGGGGAAGGTGCAATTTGCCCTGTACGGCCGGGTGTGTACTAGCCCTGCCTAACGATTTGCGGGTGACCCGCCACCTACTTTCACAACCTCGCGCCAACTGGCGGTAACTCGGCGGGTCGACCCGCTGGTTAGGCGCGTACCACTAGGGGAGCAGAAAATGAAATTCGATCTGGGAGCAGAAGTTGTAATCACGGTAAGCGGCGAGAAAGGCACAGTCATCGGCAGAGGCGACTACCTGAACTCGGAGAACTGCTACTACGTCAGGTACAAAAATGCCGATGGCAGGGCTACCGAAGCCTGGTGGGGCGAAAGTGCGCTGACGGCTCAGTAGAGTAGCTAAAAGGAAAGTGAACTGAAAGAAGCCCCTCCTCTGGTCGGGGAGGGGTTGTCTTGAAAAGGAGTTACCAATGGCAGCTTGCGACACTTGCCTCTGCAAATACTGCAAAACCGATGGGTGCTTCAAAAAAAAGATCTGCGGCGACGATTGCAATAAGAAATGGGCAGTGACGGGGTGCCGGGAGGCGGCCTAACTACTGATTATCCCAGTAAACGACGGGATAGCAGCTGAGGGCAATAATGGTCCAGGCCGCACCAATGTTGCATCCCGCCGGATAATGAAAACGCAAAAGCCGCCAGCTTCGGCGACTCCCTTTAGAAAAAAATAATCACCAAAACAAAAAAAAGTTGTGCACGTGGCGCACGTGGCGCACGTGGCGCATGGGGTGCACGACTTTTTCTTTTTTTTGTCATAGCATCCCGCCATGGCTATTACCCCGCTCTATACCCAGGTTGAAATCGATGCCGAAATCGCCCAAGCGAAACAGGACCTGGCTTCGGCCCGTCGCGCTCTTTTCCGGCAGATCGATACCGGCGGCGGTACCGGTCGCCGCATCCAGCAAGACAGAATTATCGACCTCCAGAAGCATCTCGAGTGGCTCCAGCAGCAGCGCGTCTCGCTTCAGGTCGGCTCCGGCCCGCAGGCCAACATCGGGAGGCCCGCCCGATGACCGACACCGCCTGCCGTATCGGCCGCTCCTACCCCTCCGCCGCCTATCATGCACCGGAAATGCAGGCCCTCACCGTATCCAGGGATGCCTCGCGCATGATCGGCACCATGAGCAACTGGTCGCCTCGCCGCCTCTCCTGGCGTGAAGAGTCAAACCAGCGCGAGAAAGTGGTTCTCCGCGCCACCGATATCGCCGTCAACGACGCCCACGGCTCCAGCATCATCGATTCCATCTCCCTCAACTCCGTCGGAACCGGACTCTGGCCGCGCTCCACCCCCAACGCCAAACGCCTTGGAATCAGCGACGAGCAGGCCGCCGAGGTGGCCGAGTCCATGGAGTGGGAGTTCGAACAATTCGCCAAGGATGCCGACGCCCGCGGCGTTTCCGACTTCTACGGCCTCCAGTACCAAAACGTCTGGAGTCTCCTTGTCAAAGGGGAGTTCGTCAACCTCCCCCTCATGCTGGACGATCCGGCCCGTCGCTACTCCCTCGCCATCCAGACCGTCGATCCTGCGCGCCTGCGCACCCCCGCCGCCCTTTCCTCCGACCCGAACGTGCGCGACGGTATCCGCCTGGGCAATATCGGGCAGCCGACAGGATACTTCCTCGCCGACCCCGAAAACGGCCTCATTTTCCCCGGCGACCTGTCCAACTACGAATTCAAAGAGTTGGCGCCGAGTCGCGGCCACCGCCCCGTGGTCATGCATAAATTCGTCCCCAAAGAACCGGAGCAGGTGCGTGGAAATCCGATTTTCACCCCCGTAATGAAGCTCATCCGCGACAAAAACGACTACCTTGACTTCGAGCTGGTCGCCGCGATCGTCGCCGCCAACTTCCCCGTCTGGATCGAGAAGGCAAACCCCTACGACGCCAATACCCTTCCCGGCGTCAATCGCGGTATCCAGAACCAGGGGGAAACCACCCATTACCAGGAGCTCCGTCCCGGGCAGGTCCACTATGGCAACCCTGGAGAGAAACCGGTCTTCCCCAGCTCGCAGCGCCCATCGGGAAACCTTCCCGCCTTTCTGGAAACGGTGCTGCGCGCCATCGGTGCCGGCGGCGGCGGGATGCCCTACGAGATCACCGCCAAGGACTTCTCCAAAACAAACTACTCCTCCGCCCGCGCCGCCCTCGAGGAGGCGTGGCGCGTCTTCGGCTTCACCCAGGACTGGCTCATCAAGAGCTTCTGCCAGCCGGTCTTCGAAATGGTCTTCGAGGAGGCGTGGCTGCGCGGCCGCGTCAAACTCCCCTCCGGCGCCCCTGATTTCTATGCCGCCCGCGCCGAATGGTGCGCGACGTCCTGGACCGTCCCCAGCCGGACCAGCCTCGATCCGGTCAAGGAGATGGTGGCCCACGTCATGGGTAAGCAGAACAACGTCGCCACCGACGCCGACTTCTGCGCCGGGCGCGGCAAGGATTACGAAGACATCTATCGTCAGCGCCAGCGCGAGCGCAAGCTCGCCAAGGACCTGGATCTCCCCGAGGTGTTCAATTCCACCCCCCGCAAAAAGGCGGAGACACCCGACGACCCCCTCGCCCCTGACCAAGAAAACGACGCCGCGGCCGTCGCCGACATCATCGCCGAAGCGGTGCGGCAGGAAGTCAAGGCCGCGTTGCGCACGGAGGTAGCATGAGACTCGACCATCTGGTCCGCCTGATAAGCCAACCCTGGGCCATAGAGAGCGAGGTCCTGGAGAACTGGTGTCAGGTCCTCGACGCCAAGCTCGCCGGATACCCGATCCCGCCGCAACTGCTGGCGCTGGACGAAACGGCCGCCGCCGGGCGTTCCAGGAGCAGCGGCGATGACGAGCCTTTCCAGCGCGACGGCAACGTGGCCATCGTCCCGGTCGTCGGCACCCTGGTCAAGACCAACAGCCTGTTTTCCTGCGATGCCACCTACGCCCAGCTCTGCCGGGCCGTTGCCGCCGCCGAAAGCGCCAAGGGTATCGACGCCATCATGCTGGACGGCGACACCCCGGGCGGCACCGTCGCCGGGGCGCAGGAGACCGGCGATTACCTGGCCCGCGTCAACCAGAAAAAACCCCTTTACGGCTGGGTGGACGACCTTGCCGCGTCCGCCGGCTACTGGCTCCTCTCCCAGACCCGCCAGATCGGGGCGCACGTCGCCGCCGACATCGGCTCCATCGGCGTCATCGCCGTCCATTACGACCGCTCCGGCCGTGACGCGCAAAGCGGAGTCAAACGCACCATCCTCGCCGTCGGAGACCTCAAGGCCGCAGGCAACGACACCGGCCCGCTCTCCGCCGAGGAGCGCACCTACATCATGGACCGCCTGAACCAGACCTACGGGCTGTTCATCTCGGCGGTCACCAAGGGTCGTCCGCAGATGTCCGCCGACCACATCCGATCCATGCAGAGCCGCGTCTACAAGTCCAGCCAGGCCAAGGAAATGGGCCTCATCGATCACGTCATGGGACGTGACGAATACATCGCCAACATCAAACGCCAGACAAGGGGGGCGGTCACCGTCGCTCCCGTAAAAGGAGCCAGAGCCATGAACCTTGAAACCCTCAGAGCAGAACACCCCGCCCTCCTCGCGCAGATCGAGGCGACCGCACGCACCGGAATGATCGCGCAGGCCGATCACGACAGCGCCCTTTTGACCGCCCGCACCGAAGCCGTCGCCGCGACCCGTTCCGGCATCCTTGCCCTGCACGGATCCGTCTTCGGCGAGGAGGCGAACAAGAAATTCACCGCTGTGGTAGAGAGCGGCGTTACGGCGGACCAGGCCAAAGCCCTCGGCGTTACGGCAGATTCGGGCGACGCCAGCAGCCGTGCCGACATTCTCAAGGCGCTCCATGCAGCGTCCCCCGAGGGTCTCAGGGCTGCGCAGGTCCAGACCTCGACCAAGGCCGCCATCGACACCTCGGCCATCTACGCCGCGCGCCAGCCGAAAGCGTAGAGATTTCACCCTAACGCCACCGTCACCCTTTAAATAACGAGACAAAGGAGAAAGCAGTCATGCCTGAGATCACCGAAGGCCGCTATCGCGGCGAATTCCTCTACAGCGAGGCTTGCGGAACACGCTCGCTGGAGACCGTCACCATCGACACCGGCGACCTGGCCGCGGGCACCGTCCTCGGCCGGATCACCAAGGGCGCCGCAACCGGCGCAGCCGCGGCCGGTAACACCGGCGGTAGCGGCGCCATCACCGAAGCCCCCGCCGTTGCCGCCGGTGCCAAGGCCGGAGTCTACCGCGCCGTCTGCATCGAGCCCGGCACGAATGCCGGCAAGTTTCTCGTCACCGACCCCGACGGAATAATTCTCGGCGTCGCCACGGTAGCCGTCGAATTCGTCGGCGGGGGGCTCACCTTCACCATAGCCGACGCAACCGACTTCGTGTCCGGCGATTCCTTCACCATCACCGTCGCCGCCGGCTCCGGCAAGTACGTCGCCTATAACCAGGACGGCGTCAACGGCTCAGAGATCGCCGCCGGCATACTCTTGGACAACGTGAACGCCACCGCCGCCGATGTCGAGGCAGTCGCCTACGTCCGCGACTGCGAGGTCAACGGAAGCGAGATCACCTGGCCGGCCGACATCGAAGCCGCCGAGAAGACCGCAGCCATCGCGCAACTCGCAGCCCTCGGCATCATCGTCCGCTAACCGGGAGGGGAAACCCTCCCCTGGAAAAGTATCGATAAAGGAGAACAGACATGTCCGTCTTCGACGTATTCGCAGGTGACGCTTTCAGCCTCATCTCTCTCACCGACGCCATCAACAAGGCACCCTTCGTCCCGGGGCTACTGGGCTCCCTCAACCTCTTCCAAGAACAGGGGGTCTCCACCACCTCCGTCATGATTGAAGAGAAGAGCGGCATCCTCTACCTGGTGGAGAACAAACCGCGTGGCGCCTCCGGTCAGCAGAACCAGGTCGAGAAGCGCAAGGCCCGCTCCCTCATCCTTGCCCATCTCCCCGCCGAGGACCGCCTCCTCGCAGACGAAATTCAGGGGGTCAGGGAGTTCGGCAGCAACGACCAGGCCAAGGCCATCGAAAACACGGTCAACTCCCGACTGGTCACCATGTCCAGCAGTCTCGACGCCACGCTGGAGCACCTGCGCATCGGCGCCATCAAAGGGCAAATCCTCGACTCCGACGGCAGCACGGTCATCTACAACCTGTTCACCGAATTCGGCGTGCAGCAGGAGGCGGAGGTCGACTTCGACCTGGACAACGCCAACCCCGCATCCGGCATTATCCGCAAGAAGTGCGCCGGCGTCATCCGCACCATGGCAGGCAACCTCGGGGCGTCCCCCTTCACCGGCGTGCACTGCCTGTGCGGCGACGCATTTTTCGACGACCTGATCGCCCACCCCGAGACCCGTCAGACCTTCCTGAACCAGCAGGAGGCCGCCGAGTTGCGCACCGGCTACGTCAGCTCCGGCCTTTCCTACGGCCGCTTCGTTTACGGCGGCATCGTTTTCGAGAACTACCGCGGCAAGGTGGGCGCCATCGATTACGTCAACGCCGACAAGGCGCACTTCTTCCCCACCGGCGCCACCGGGCTCTTCAAGACCTACTTCGGACCGGCCAACTACATGGAGACCGTCAACACCATCGGCCTGCCGAAATACGCCAAGATCTCCCCGGACATGCGCTTCCAGAAGTTCGTCGACATCGAGGCACAGTCCAACCCGCTCCCCATCTGCACCCGGCCGAAGGTGCTCATGTTGGGCAAACGGACCTAAAGGCAGGGTGACCGATGTTCGATTTCGCCGACGATAGCTCGATTTTTCTAGCCGATTCCCTTCACAGGGCTATCGTCGGCGCAAACGATCCGGTCCAGGTTCTTTACGACGCACCGTTCCAGCTGGAGCAGATTTACGAGGGCCGAGTAGAAACCAGTTCTCCTGCCTGCTCCATGCTTGATTCCGATGTTGCTAGCCTGAGCGTCAAGCATGGCACATCGCTCACCGTCATGAAGATTTCGTCACTGGTAGGGAATTTTGAAGTAATCGGTGTCGAACCCGACGGCGTCGGCATGACCCGGCTGATCCTCACAAAGGACCCCTGATGGCAGATACGGTTGAACAGGACATAGTCGACGCGCTGGTGGCGCTGGTAGGCGCAGTCGATGGGATCGAGACGGCGGTTGACGGCCGAGTCACCCCATTCAACGACCCGGAAATGCCTGCCGCCAACGTCTTTACCCCCAAGACGGAGACAGCCCCTGCCGGCACCATGCAGGTGGACCACGAACTCGCCGTCAGCATCGTGCTCTACCTGACCGACCGCACGGCACAGAAGGCAATCCGCTCCCTGGTGGCAAAAGTATACGCCGCGATCGGCCAAGCCGAGCAGAATCCCGACGGCCCTCTCGGCATCCCCGCCGTGATCAGCATCAACGACCCGGCGAAAGCAGTCAAATGCATCCAGCAGGGCGATTTCATAGGCTCGGCCCAGATCGCTCTCAACATCACCTACCGCACCGCCCGCTGGGCAATGTAAGCAAAAGGGACCGCGCGATGCCTGAATCAACACAGCACATCATCATAGGGATCGTGATTTACAAGGTTGTGGAGTTGCTGGTCCAACTGGTTTTTAAGCGCCTCTCCAGCAACGACTTTGTCACCAAGAAGTCGTGTGATGACTGCAGCAGCCGCGACAATGTCGCCATGACCAGGCTCACCGGGGAGATCGCCATCATCAAAGGGATCCTGCTGGTGATTGCGGTCAAGGGCGAAGTCCCAGCCGAGGACCTAGCAAAGCTCACACAGTACACGAGTTAAGGGAAAACGCCATGGCAAGAATCGATACTCTGGAAGTTTCCATGAAGAAGAAGGTGGCGGCCTTGCTGATAGCCGCCGAAGCTGCAACCAAGGTCAGGTGGGTGGTCACCGCGGGACGCCGCACCATGGCAGAGCAGGAGGCGATTTACGCGCAGGGCCGTACAGCCCCGGGCAAGGTCGTCAGCAACGCCCGCCCCGGCAGCTCCGCCCACAACTACGGACTGGCCGCCGACCTGGCGCCGCTGAAAAAGAACGGCTCCATCTGGTGGGAGGCCCCCCGGAAAATCTGGCAGCAGATGGCAGACGAAGCCGTAAAGCTGGGGTTGACCTCAGGCTTCTACTTTAAAACCATTTTCGATGCGCCGCACGTGGAGGACCCTGCATGGAGGCAGCAACAGGCACTCTGGAAGGCGGGGCAGGTACACGTAGCCTAAAATCTAGCACTAACAAAGGAGCCGCCATGAACGCAGACAGAATCACCACCATCATCGGGAGCATCGGAGCAGCGGCAACCGCCGTTCAACCGGTCCTCACCGCGATCCAGCCAGGGGCCGTTCTGCATCTGCAGGATTACCTCCAACTGCTCACCGCCGGCGTTTTCGCAATTCTCGGGTTTTTCTCCAACCGCAAAACCGCTCAGGGGTAGGCCCATGAAAAAGCAAACCGCCCTCAGGGTTACCATTAACGACGCATCCGAAACAACCATCATCTGCGACGGCGTTCTTCAGCAGCCCGCTATTGCCGAGCAGTCTGACAAGAGCACCGGCGACGAACCGGCCGAAAAAACCAAAGGAGGAAAATAAGCCATGCTGACACGCCGCAGAGTCGTAGCCGCCAAAATCGAGGGCACCGAGGGGACCGCCGAGGCGATCACCGTCGCCGATGCCGGAATCATCACCATCGATCCGAAATTCGACGGCGATATCAAAATGTACGACCGGTCAAACGTCAAGACCGCCACCCTGTCGAAGCTGGAGAGCATCCCCGGCCAGCAGATGGGGACCATCTCGTTCAAGGCCGAGGTCAAGGGGCCCGGCGCCACCTACTCCGCCCTGGTCAAGCCGGCGCTCGGAACCTACCTGCGCGCCTGCGGGTTTGCCGAGGCCGTCGACATCACCGCCGGCGCCGAGAAGGTCACCTACATCCCCGCCTCTTCCGGCATCCCCTCCATTACCATCTGGCTCTACGAGGACGGCGCCGTGCACAAACTCAAGGGCGCCCGCGGCACGGTCTCCTTCAGCGGCAAAGTTGGCGAGCCCATCTTCGCGGAGTTCAAGTTCACCGGCGTCTGGGACGGCTCCCCCGCCCTGGCCATGGTGACACCGACCCTCGAGGCCTCCCGGCCGCCGGTGTTCCTGAACTCCACGTTCACCATCGACGGTTACGCCGCCATCCCGGAAACCTTCTCTGTCGACATGGGTAACGATATCCAGATGAGATCCAGCCCCGGCACCGAGAGCGGCTACGTCTCGGCCCTGCTCAACGACCGCAAGCCGACCGGCAAGCTCGATCCGGAGATGGTGCTTCCCGCCGCCTACGATTTCATGGGGAAATGGAAATCCGGCGCCGCCGGGGTCCTGGTGATCGGCCCGGTAGGTACCGGCAACTACAACAAATTCACCATGGGCGCACCCAAGTGCGTCTACACCAAGGTCGGCTCCGGCGAGCGCAGCGGCCTGGTCACCGCCGATCTCGACCTCCAGTTAGCCATGAATACCGGTGACGACGAATTCAAGCTGGAATTCGTGAAGTGATGATGAGGCTAGGGACTGGGTCCAGGGGCTAGGGGCCGGCAAAAGCAAAAGCTTTTGATTCTCCCTAGCCCCTAGTCCCCAGTCCCTAGCCCCTGTTCTTTGGCGGAGCCTTCTTCCCCTCCTCTAGGGGGCTGGAGGCTCCGGCCTCCTTACCGCCTTTTTTATCCCCTCGGGGTGCGCCTGCGCCCCCTTATTCGATTCCAACTCAAAAGGAGCAACTACCAATGGCAATAGGAAAACATTACACCAAGCCAAACGCCGAAGGCGGCATGGAAATCACCCTGCTCGACCCCAGAACCAACAACCCACTGCCGGAGCGGATTACCGTTTACGGTTCCGACTCCAAGGTGTGCAGGGAAATCCAGCGCAGCCAGACCAACCACCGTATCGAGCAGCAGGCGAAACAGAAAAACAAGAAGCGGCCGATCACCAGCGCGGAAAAGATCGAAGCCGAAGGCCTCGATCTCCTGGTTGGCTGCACCAAGAGCTGGCGCACCGTCATCCTCGACGACCAAGGCAAGGAGTCCGGATCCCGTCCGCAGATCGAGCTCGCTGAGGGGGAATGGCTCGACTGCACCCCGGAGAACGTGCGGCGGGTCTATGATGACTTCCCCTGGATCAAGGAGCAGGTCGACGAGGAGATCGGGGACCGCACCAATTTTTTGCCGAGCTGATCGACGAGCTGAAGCTTCAGGCCGAGCATCTGGCCCGTGGGCGGGATTGTGACGACATCGACGTCAACCCGCTCACGGGCCACCTGGTCAATTGGTTCACCGACCTGAACGACGGCCGCGAATTTACCGTGGTAGCCGGCATGGCGGGCGGCGCCTGTATCCCGAAAGCCATCTCTCACACGGAGCTGGCGTCATGGTCTCGGAATACCGGCAACGAGCCTTCATCCTGGGAGGTCGAAGCACTGAAGGAGATGGACCGGTCCTGGCGCGGCGCCTACGGCGACAAGAAGGGACGACCCGGCGCCGCCGAGATGCAGCACCAAGGGTTGGGCGAGTACTGCAACGGCACAGAAGTTGACGAATGTCGAAAACTGTTCGGTACGCAGCTAGACAAGCTCTGCGCTACCTGTCCGAACTAAGCGAGGAATCAGATGGCACTAAAAGACATCGCGATCAATATCAAGGCCACCGGGATCGACCAGACCACCCAGGGGCTGAAAGCTGTCGAAGGCGCCGCTGGGTCCATGGGCCGCAAAACCAAAAGCGTCACCCAGCAGATGAGAGAGGACATGGAGCGCACCGAGCGCTCCATCGGACACTCCACTGGCATCATTGCCCGCTCGTTCGAACAGCTTTCCATGTACGTCAAATCTGCCACAGCAGCCTTTGCCGGCTTCAAGTTGACGCAGCAGATCCAGGAAGCGACCATGTTCGCCGCGAATGTCCAACAGGCGGACCGCGCCCTCTCAGTGATCGCCAACACGATGGGCAGGACATCCGAGGAGGCGATGACCTACCGGAACTCATTGCGTGATCTGGGCATCACAACGAACTCGGCAACGAATGCCACCGCACAGTTTATAAAAGCTGGCCTTCCCCTGGACGGCCTGAACAAACTGGGCCGGGCAGCACAGGGTGCCGCGATCAGCTACCAGATGATGACCGGGGAGACCATCTCCTCGTCTGCCGCTCTGGACAAAATGATTCGCGCCCTTGTAACCGGCAACGTCACCGAACTGCACACCCTGGGCATCAACGTCATGATGCGCGACACGCTGCGCGAGAACAAGCTCGCGACCGGGGAGGCGTCCACCGCAGTGGACACCCACAAGTGCCACCTCCTCATGTTCAACGACGTCTTGGAGAAAACCGAGCCGCTGATGCTGCTATACGAAAAATCCATGGATCTGGCGGCAAAACAGATCTCCTCCAGCAAGCGCCCCATCGAGGAGCTGAAGCTCGCCTTGGGCAATCTGTTCCTACCCGAACTGACCATCGCGGCCACACAATTCTACAGCACCGTCTCTGGCGGGATGAAGTGGGTCAAGTCACACGGCGAAGAGCTGGAGGCGACGAAGTCCGCCATCCTCGCCCTGTCCGAAGCGATGTGGGCCGCAGCCAAGATCGGCTCATCTTACCTGCTGATCTACAAGGGCATTCCTGCAGCCACCGCGGTTTGGGGCTGGGTGACGGCGAAGACCGCGCTGGTTGCGGCAGAATTTAAGGCGCAGCGCGCCACTGCTGCCGGCACCGCAGTGATGCTTGGCAGCGCCCAAGCCGCAGAAATGAAAGCCGCCGCCACCGTCGCGGAAAGTGCGGCAACGGTGGCGGCGACGGCGGAAGAACTGCGCCGGGCACAGGTGATGACGGCCGGCCTGGTGATCGAGCGCGAAGCTGCCCTGGCAAAGCTGGCCGGCGCGACTTCCACCCAGGCGCAAACCGCAGCCCTGACCGAACTGGCCGCGATTTCAAAAGCAGCTGCCGTGGCCCAGGAGCAGCTGGCCGTTGCCGAGCGCGCCGCGACCTCGGCGACGAACGCTCATACCGCAGCGCTGAATGCGCTCGATGTTGCGGCACACAAGGCCCGTACCAGCATGCTCAGTCTGGCCAATGTGATGAACGTGATGATGGCTGCCTGGATAGGATGGGAGATCGGGACCTGGCTCAGCAACCAATTTGAGTGGGCTCGCAAGTCGGGGGTCTACATGGTTCACGGTCTGATGAAGGGGTTGGACCTGGCAGCGGAAGCCTACGAGCGGTTCGCCGCCACCATCAACCCGTTTGGTGATGAGGAGAAGCAGCAGGCTCAGCTTGAGGCGATTACCGCGAAGTACGCAGCCATAAAGAAAACCCGTGATGACGCATTTGCAGGGTCCCTGGCCGATGCGGTGACCGGTGGCAGCAAGGTGACCGCCAACCCCTACCAGAATGACCAGAAGGCGATCGCATCAGGGATCGCTGCTGAAACGAAACGGCTGAAAGAGGAGGCGTCGCGGTCCGCAACTGCCGCTGCCGAGGCCGCCGATAAGGCAGCCAACGCAGAGGTAGCCCAGCACAACCGTTTCGTTGCAGCGTACAACGGTAAGCTCCGCGCCATAGAAGAGTCCTCCCCGCTCCTGACCCAGCACGAGAAGGAGCTGGTTGGAGTCCGACTTGAGTACGAAAAGATGCTGGAACAGTACCCGAAAGAAGCTGCTGCAATTAAGGAGCTGGAAGAGTACCAGGTGAAGGAAGTCAAGAAGTGGCAGGACATGGCGGATGCCATAGCGGCCACCTCTCGTGAGTTCCAGACATACCTGGATGTGCAGGAAAACCAGCCATCGCAAGGGAACCAGGCAGGAGAGATGAATCTTCGCTGGGAATCTGAACTGGAGGCGCTCAAGGAACTCCAGCCGTCAGCAGGGATCGACAAGCTAAACGATCAGATAGCGATGTTTGAGCGCTTACTATCCGACATCCCGGAGAAATCCGCTGAGGTCGCCACTGCAATTGCTAGGCTCAAGTCCGACTTCGCCGCTTCCTCCGGACTTGACTCTCTGCTGCAGTCCAACCGTGATATCCAGACATCGTTAATAACAGATGGCTTTGCACGTGAAAAACAGCAACTTGAGGACCGGTACAATTTAGAGAAAACCCTGCAGGAAAAGGCTCTTGCAAACGCCACCAATGATGCGAATAAACGTGCTGCTATAGAAGAACACCTTTCGCTGCTCAAGCAAGAGTACGCCATTAACTCCTACCAGCTGATGTTGGCCCAAGGGTCTTATTACACCTCTACCACCGGTCAGCTTTTCTCTGCTCTTGCCGACACACAGGACCAGGCGAGCCGACAGGGTTTCGAGTCTGCCAAAGATTACAACCTCGGCGCCGTGGTGATGAACACCGCGAGCGCGGTCATGGCCCAATACGCCTCCTCCGGATGGTACGGCGCTGCAGCTGCAGCTGCCATGGGCGCCATACAGTACGATAAAGTTTCCGGCACCTCCTACGGTGGCGGCTCCGGCTACGCTTCATCTGTCGGCGGCTCCGGCAGTGGCGCCGGGTCTGCCAGCTCGGATGCCGGGTCCATGCGCGGCACGGCCTACACCTCCATCGCTGCCTCTCAGACCGCGGAGACCATGCAGCAGCTCGCCGAATCTATGGATAATGCCTCGGTCGCCATGCGCAAAGTGTCCGACGGCCTGACCAAGTTCAGCGGGATGCTCGCCGGCGCCCTTGCGCAGCTGGCCTTGGGTGGGATAAACGGCAAGAATGCGGACCTGAGCCCCGGGCAGAGCGCTTCGGGTTTCATCCTGGAGGGAATAAAGCGGTCAACAGTCGGGATCTTCGCCGAGTCCGCCCAATCCTTCAGATCTCTTTTCAGCGGTGATTGGGCAGGCTTCAGGGATCAGCTGGAAAGTTTCAACAGGCACATGTCCGCCGGGAACCTGCTGTTTGGCAGCGGTAACGGCTGGCGCACCAATTCCGCCGGCGTCTCTCTCGGCATCAGCCAGGGCCAACTAGAGGGGCAGGGGTATAACGAGCTGACCAAAAAAGGAGGGTGGCTTTCCAGCGACAAACACCGAACCGACTACTCCGGACTTGACGCTGCGTTCGCCGACATGCTGTCGTATGCCATTGCCGACATCACTTCAAATACCAACCTCGCGGCCACGATCCTCGGCAGTGGCGCCGGTATTGGTGGGGTGGTTATTCCGCAGGCCAAAATTGAGACAGCCGGCCGCAGCACCGAGGATATCCAGGCCGACATCGAAAACTGGTTGCAACAAGTGGGCAATGAGTTCGCCAAAACCGTTTACGGTCTGGGTGAGTTCGCCGCCCCCGGCGAATATGCCTACGCTACTCTGATGCGCCTCGCAACCTCCCTTCAGGGGGTCAACGAACAGTTCGAGCTGATAGGCCATACCATCCTCTACTCCACCCTGGCGGGCGGAAACGCGGCATCAAAGCTGGTGGACCTGATGGGCGGCGGTGAAGCTTTCAGCGAAAAGATGGAGGGGTATTTCACCAGCATGTTTACCCAGGCTGAGCAGGATGCAGCAAGGGGCGCGCAGGCGACGTCACGGGTCAACACGGCTTTTGCCGACATGAATTCGGTGCTGGCCGACACGAATTCGATCCTGGGGAATACACAGATGGTCGTGCCTTCGACAAACATCGAATTCCGAGATCTGGTTAATTCCCTGAATACGACGACGGAGAGCGGCGCTGCGCTGTTTGCCGCCATGATGGAGGTAGCCCCCGCCTTTTCCGAAATGACCAGACTGGCAAAGGAGTTTGCCGAGGCGCAAGCGAACCTGAATCATAGCTCGATCAGCACCATACTGCGCCTCGGCGGCAGCGGCGAGGTTCTCGCCGATCTGTACGACCTGCAGATCTCCCAGCAGGAGGAGCTGGCGTCCGCGGTCGAGGCCGGCCTAGATACCGCAAACCTCGCCATAGCCCAGCAACTGACCTGGGCCGACGCCATCAAAACGGCCACGGCCACGATAGAGGAAGCCACCCGACACGTCGTGGATTCCGCCAAGAAGATGTTGCTGGATTCCATCAGCTCCACACAAACCATTCTCGGCACGATGCAGGATCTCCTCACGGGACCGGCAGCCATGCTCTCCCCGGAGGCGGCCTACAACCAGGCCAAGGCCCAATTCGCAAGCGCCGACGCCGGCAACGTCTCCGAGCGGGTCACGGCCCTCCTTGAAGCGTCTAGGAACTACAACGCCAGCGGCGTCGGTTACCAGGCGGATTATCAGGCGTCCCTGGCTAAACTGGCGCAGTTTGCCGAGACTACCCCTACCCTTTCCGCAGTGCAGCAGCAGCTCAGCCTACTAAGAGACATAAAGGTAGCGGTAGAGGCAGGTGACCTCAACAACGTGACAGCTCTCGGCATCACCTTCAACGCCGCACAAATCACGATGGGCACGGCGAACAACGCCCTTACCCTTGCCCTGGCGGGTATTCAAGGCGTGCTGAACACACCGATAACCTCCGGCACATCTACCGCAGAAATCAAGGCGCAGATCGCCGCCCTGCAGGGCTCCCTCAACACCAGCGTGATAGGTACGGCACGAGAGTCGATCAACAACTCCATCGCCGCGCTGCAACTCGCCATGAACGGGAGCATATCCGCCGCCACGGCGCAAACCGCGATCAATACCGCCTACTCGGTGGTGCAGGGGGCGCTGAACGGTACGATCAACGGCACCACCGCGGCGACGGCTACGGCGACCCAGGCAGCCATCATCCAGCAAGTACTGAACGGCACCATCAGCGGCGCCACGGCAACCACTGCTCTCAATGCGCAGGCGTCGATCATTCAAAGCGCTCTGAATGGGGCAATCTCCGCAACCGACGCCGAGACCAAAATCAAGGCCCAGTACGACGAGGTGACCGCCGCGTTAGGCGACGGCATGAGCACGGCATTAACCTCTGTCTCGACTGCTCTCGGCCTGTTCAATACGGCCGTCCAGGAATCGGCCACCGCTACAGCGACGAGCCTGAGCAAATTCATCGCGGCGCTTGGGCTGCTCGACACTTTTTCTCGGGCCAGTAACGCCTACGACACGAGATCCGCCTCTCTGGAGCAGAGCTATCGCTCTGGGGGGATCACCTATTCTCAATATCAGGAGCAGACCCAGGCCGCTTACGCGCCGGTGAATTCGGCCTACGGCGCAGCCGTTGCCGGCGGCGTCACCGGACTACCCGCCCCGACAACAAACTCCTTTACGTCTGCAGTTCGGGACATGGACGAAATGATGCAAGCCAAGGCGTTCAGCATAGTCATGGCAGATGTATTTAACAAGATCGAGGGCTGGCAAGGTCCGATGGCAAACGGGAAACCTTTATGGGATCTGGACAAAGACGGCGATTTTGACCGTAAGGATGTGGAGCAATGGACGCTGATCAATAACGGCGGTCGCCTTTGGCACGACTATAACGTCCCCGCTTTTGCAACCGGCGGCCTCTACGGCGGCGGCAGCTCCATCATGGGCGAGTACGGCCCGGAGCTGGTCGACTCCTCCCCCGGCTACGTCTACCGGGCCGATGAGACCCGCGCACTCTTCGCCATGGCGCGCCGCGGGGCGGCAGCCGCGGACAACTACACGCGGGACGATAGAGAGATCGTGGCCGAACTGAAAGAGCAGAACCGGCTGCTGCGCGAGGTCGTCGCCGAGCTGCGGGCAGGCCACAGGATGAGCCAGGCAGGTTTCGAGCAGCTGATCGACCAGGGCGAGCAAGGCGACAAAATTGACAGGCAGATGCTCCGCCGCGTACGTCTGGCAGGCGCTAAATAATGGCATTCACGCCGGCATACCAGACGGCATACCAGACGGATCCCCCCGTCATCCTGGTGGAGATAACGGCCTATACCGGGGCCGGTACCGAGATCCTGCGCTACTGCACGGGCACGGGGACAGTCGTCGGCGGCAATTTCTACGCGCCGCGCATCGCCAACCCCGGGAGCATCAAGACGACGCTTTTTGCCGACGGCACGACTTCGGGGGAGTCGGAGCTCGGTTACGGCGAGGTGGTGCTGGTTAATTCGGATGGCGGACTGGACGCCATCCTTGACTATGGATTGGACGGGAGGCCTATCGTGATAAAAAGAGTTTTAGGGGGTGTGGTCCTGCTGCTGATGAGCTGCACCATGGAGCAGCCGGTGGTGACTACGGATGATGTTTCCATCCGGATCAAGGACCCGCAGGCGTTATTCGAGGTACCAGTACAGCTCAACAAGTACGCAGGGACGAACGTCCTGCCGGCCGGGCTGGAAGGCACGGATGACATAAAGGGCAAAGAAAAGCCGCTGTTGTTCGGACCCGCTTTCAACGCCACCCCTGAGCGGGTAAACACCTCCCGGCTCATATATCAGGGCAATGACGGCGCACTGCAGTCGATTCCCTGCGTCTACGACAAGGGCGTGCCGCTGCAAGCCGGCGCGAACTATGCCAGCGCCGCGGAAATGGAGGCCACGGCACCTCTTCCCGGCCAGTACAGGTGCTGGCTCGGAGGCGGGTATTTCCGTTTAGGGTCCTCTCCTGCCGGACAGGTAACCTTCGACGGCGTAGAGGGCGCCGATGCGTCACAAAGAACGGCCGCCCAGATCGCCAAGCGGATAGCGTTGCGCATCCTCCTGACAAGCGATCTGGTGGCCCAGGACTTCGTGGAGTTGGACGCGGCTAACGGGTCAGAAGTCGGCATCTACATCAATTCCCCGACCACCTTGCGCGAAGCCATGGACCAGGTGTTGGGCAGCATCGGCGCCTGGTATTCCTTCGACTCAGCCGCAAAGCTGAACGTAGGGCGGTTGGACGCGCCTTCAGGCACGCCGGCAATGCACCTGACTTCCGCGGAGATCCTGAGCCTGGAGCGACAGGCGACAAACGACGAGGGCCGGGGCTTGCCGGCATATAAGGTCAGTGTCAACTATCTGAAGAATTACACGGTGCAGCAGGAGAACTCTTTAGCTGGGCGGCTGGGATACACGCCGGAGCTCTGGGAAACTCACCAGCTCCCCTCGGTCCTGTACTGGAACGGCGCCGCGTTCGGCAACGGGTTGTTCGTCGTCGTCGGAGACTCTTCCAGCGCCGCGATATCTGCGGATGGGGCAGCCTGGGAAGCGCGCCCGCTGCCGTACACGGAGGGGGCGTGGATGGCGGTTACCTACGGCAACAACCAGTTTGTAGCCGTAAGCCGCCTCTCCAACGATGCGGCTACTTCCCCCGACGGAGTCACCTGGACAGCCAGGAGCTTGCCGGATACTTCCACATGGTCGTCTGTTGCTTACGGCAATGGGCTATTCGTGGCGGTTTGTAACGGCGGCGAAGACCCCACCAGCTACTATGCCACCTCTCCGGACGGGGTCACCTGGACCGCGCGGAGCATGCCCTCGGAGCGTCGCTGGGTCTCGATCAAATATCTGAACGGGCTGTTTTTGGCAGTCGGCATGGGCAACGTGATAGCAACATCAGCGGATGGGACATCGTGGACCGAGGTGACGCTCACCGAAAACAGGAGCTGGGTCGACGTGGCCTATGGGAACGGGACCTATGTCATCCTGGAGGGGGCAGCTCCCGGCAAAATAATGACATCTGTCGACGCCGCCAACTGGACACTGCGGGACATGCCCCCGCTGCCAGGGAGTGGTGCTTGGAGCGCCGTTACTTTTGGCAATGGCGAGTTTGCCGCCGTGGCCACAAATACGACAATCATGGCGACCTCCGTTGACGGCATCACCTGGACGCAAAAGGCGACTCCCTCGGCCAACTACTGGGCCAAGGTTGTTGCAGGCAACGGCGCCTTCGTCGTGATTCCCGACGTCAATTCGGACGTCTGCGCACTTTACCGGACGGCCAGGTACTGGCTTACAAGGGAATATCGCACCGAGCTCGCCATCGACCTTTCCGTGTTGACCAAAAATCCACACGCCATCGCGCGCACCCTGTTCATGCTGCTGGTCAATCCCCTGGCGGCACAGGCAGAAGCCGCCAGGTTCCTCGACCTACATAAGGTCCGCAGGGACTACCTCCTCATAACCTGCAAGCGCACAGCCCTGCCCGCTCAGCTCCCCGCTTTAGGGAAGACGGCTCAGGTCACCTACCCCCGCTTCGGCTATGACGCAGGGAAGCTATTCATTTTCATCGGCTGCGAAACACATCTCGATTCGGACGATGTAACGCTCTACTTCTGGGGGTAAATGGTGGGCAACACAGCACTTGCATATCCCGACCTGACCTGTGACCTGCCGACCATCCTGTCGGGGGGGCTGTGGTCAACGGCGCTCCCCCTCTCCAACCTCAAGGACCGGCTGATAGCCAAGGTTGCCCGATCCGCCAACGCGCTCGCCACGTCTACCCAGTGGGTCGAGGATCTGGGCTCGGCGCGCGAGGTCGGCATCGTCGCGCTGCTGAACCACAACATCAGTCTGGCCGGTACCGTCCGTGTGCGCGGCTACTCCAACTCCGGCCTGACTGCATTGGTACACGATACCGGCACCCTCTACGCTTGGCCTCAGACCTTTGCCGCCAAAGACGTTGGCGAGCATCCAAGCAACTGGATACTGCCGCTTCCGACGACCGTGTCCGCGCGATATTGGAAAGTGGAGATCGTCGACACGACCAACGTCACCGGATGTGTCCAGGCGGGCCGCAGCTGGTTGGGCCCCGTCTGGAAGCCGGAGGACGGCATCGTTTACGGCGGTGTGCTGGGGTATGAGGCCAGATCCGTGATAACGGAGAGTCTTGGCGGCGTGCCCTGGTCGGATCAGCAGGTTTCCCGCCGTGCCGGCACAGTCACCTTCCCCCGGCTGACCGATGCCGAGCGCCGGACCGCGATGCTCTTTCAGAAGACCGTCGGCAATAGCGGTGAAGTGCTGTATGTCGAAAACGTCAATGCTGCAGCGGAGGATTTGCTGCTTTACGCGTTCCCCGCCCTGGTGCGGCAGCCGAAACCTATCCGCGCCGCAGCCTTTAACGCCTCGGAGTTGCCGATGGATCTGGTTGAGCTGCTGCCGGCATCGAGCGGCTATGGTCTGATCATCGAGGAAGGCTCCGGGATCACCATAGGCGAGGCGTGGAGCCAGGCAGAGCAGGATGCGTTTTTTGCGGAAGGCTGCACGATAGTGGTGAGGATGGACCTCTTGGGCGTAGCGACCACGACCACGACGGCAGCGCCGACCACCACGACCACGACGGCAGCGCCGACCACCACGACCACGACGGCAGCGCCGACCACCACGACCACGACGGCAGCGCCGACCACCACGACCACAGCCGCACCCAACGTGGCTCCGTCATCAACTATTCTGTTCAGTAATTTCAGTGAGTCTGCTACCACCACCACCACGACGGCTGCGCCGACCACGACCACCACAACCACGACGACCACAGCCGCGCCGACGACCACAACCACAACTACAACCACCACGGCTGCGCCTAACGCCGTACCCACTGCCACCATTGCTTTCAGCAATTTCAGTTAAAAGGAGTTTCCAGTGAATGCAACAATAAAAGGTACGGTCAGTGGCCTCCAATCGGGGGATGCGGTTACCTTAATAGAGGTCGTCTGGAAGCTCGGGGCAGAGACCGAAGCACAGGCCCAGGCTGCTGGTCGTGGAGTAAATCTGACATCAGCAGGCGATATAGCGGCATTCCAAGCCGCAGGTTACGCGCTGACATCGGCAAATCTTGTAGAGGGGACCACCTATACGTCGGCAGTCAGGGTCACAGAAAGCCGTGCAGGTGCCGGGGCATATGCGGGGACCTGGGGCGGAGGGGGCACCTTCGTCGCGTCTCCGCTAATATTGAATCTCAATGCCACCAAAGGTGATGGCGCTAACACGCCAAACGGGAACACTCCAACTACCTGGACGGATCTGTCGCCAAGCTCGCTTGCCATGGCGTTAGGCTATGGTGGTGCTGCGGGCGACCAGACAGCTATGGCTCAATGGTATTCAGGCGCAATTGATTACTGCACGTTTCCTCAGACTGATGATGGCGGCCATTTACACGGCTCGATACCAACAGTAGCGGCAATATGCCCTGCCAAAATAACCATTGAGCTGGTTCTCAGATTCAATACAGCAGTGTCAGGTTTCAATACTGATTACCCGGGTCTATTGATGAAGTACCAAGGCTATGGTGATAATAAAGGCTATGGACTGTTCATAGAGAAGGCAACTAACACTTTGTTTTGGAGGTTCTACTCCAATGGTGCTTGGCGAGATTCCACCCCCTCAATAGCAAGCATAGCTTCCGACACCACAAATTTCCACCACATCTGCTGCGGATTTGATGGCAGATACTCCAGGGTGTATCTTGACGGAGCCGAACTTCTTAACGCCGGATCTCCTTGGGTGGACTTAGGGGCAGGTGCTAATTACGACATTTTGCAGCACACAACAGCGACCTTGGCGCTGGGCGGAACCCTTAATGGTTCCAGCCTGTGGGGCGCCCACTCGCACTTAGACGTTGCCGCACTGAGAATATACAATCGCATGCTTTCTCCTGCCGAAGTCTCGGCCAACTACACCAATAAATATACTGTTGGGCTCTAAGGAGAGGTTTTTATGCACAACGTTAAAAACAATTCCGCCTCTGCCCTGGCCTCACAGCTTTCAATTGACGCTGTAACCATGACAGTCGGTGCCGATGTTTTCCCCCTGGCCCCTTTTTACCTAACCATAGTTGATGGCGCAGGGTCAAGTTTAGAAGTCGTCGAAGTCACAGGTAAAAATGCTCTGGATTTCACGGTAGTGCGAGCCTATGAGGGTACGAATCAAACTCACCCTGCAGGACGAGCAGTTGAGTTACGCATGATGGCTCAGCATATAATCGAGCTGCAAGACGCCGCCGCAGTTGTCCGCCCGGCTGGTAATTGGGTAACAGACACAAAGAATTTAAGGGAAGCAAATGCCTCAGGTAAAAAAGTAGTTTTAGCCGCTGGAACTTTTTACCTGGAAGGTGATGGCACCGAAATCATTAAAAAGCAGAATATGGCAAGATGGGATGGCGCCGGCTTAAGCGAATCTATCTTAAAAATACGCTCGACAGTACCGCTCACCCGCGATGTATTCCGCTGCATACCCCCACAGGTAGACGAAATAGGTTATAGGAATAGAGGCTTGCAGCTGTCGAATTTTGCGATCGTGCCTGAGACTTATACCACACGATGTGCTCGACATGCCATTCATCTGGATTTGAACGATGCGGCTTCTTGGTTTACATCGCAATTTGACATCCATCACCTGCACCTGGACTACACCGGAGGCCGCTCGTTTTATGCATCAAACACGGAAACGGATGGTTATTTCTGCGGGGGACTTGAGAAGTGTCTGATCTGGTCTGGTGTACAAATGATCGGCGCTGGGGACAGCTTGTATTTTGAAAAGAACACAATTGCTGGTGAGAATATAGGGATAGAGATCACGCAAGTGGGGGGGGCAAATGTTGTATCGATAGCCAATAATAATATCACCGCTCGCGGCGGGGCGATGAAACTCAATACGGACAGGGTCAAGATTTTGGATAACAATATCGAAATCTATGCAAACGGAGGAACGGCGCCAGCGACTGAACCTGCGGCAATAATACATATAACTGGCTATGTGTGGGGCACTACAACAAACGCCAGGATCGAAGGGAACACCGTACTGAACATATTAGGTACCTCCGCTGCAGCCTGTAAAATCGAAAACTGTAATTTGGCCAAAATTTCCAACAACAGATTCCATGGAGGTTCAGGAGGTGCACAAGATTTTATTATCGCCGCTTCCTGCACTGCAACCTGCATCTATCCAGACAATCAGTTTTATAACAGCAGGGTGACAAACTCAGGGACCGGTACGGTATATGTCTCTTAATTCTGGCATTTTTAATCGAAGCTTGCTTAATGGTTTCGGCGAAGCAGCTCCGACCACCACCACGGCAGCTCCGACCACTACCACGGCAGCACCGACCACGACCACGGCAGCACCGACCACGACCACCGCCGGTCCAACCACTACGACTACAGCCGCACCTAACGTGGCCCCGACATCGACCATTCTGTTCAGTGATTTCAGTGAGTCTGCTACCACGACCACTACCACCTCCGCGCCGACCACTACCACGGCAGCACCGACCACCACCACGGCAGCACCGACCACCACCACGGCTGCGCCGACCACGACCACGGCTGCGCCGACCACGACCACGGCAACTCCGACTACGACCACGGCAACTCCGACTACGACTACCGCTGCTCCGACCACCACCACGACGGCAGCACCGACTACGACCACCCCTGCTCCCGTTAAGCCCATCCGGGTCGCGGTAGGCGGCTACATCATTCAGATCGCCAAGGTCGACGGCGGCGCCCTCCGGATCAAAACCACGGCAGGCATTGTTGGCGCCGCCCTGACCGACTCGGGTTCGGTGGGGATCAAAACAAGTGCGGGGATAAAATGGTTAAGTTGACGATAGGCATGGCGAGCTACAATAATTTTCAGGAGGTTTGGTTCACCCTGCAGGCCCTCCGGATGTACCAGGATCTGACTGACACCGAGCTCCTGGTCATCGACAACTATGGCGATGACACCCTCCGGGATTTCATAGCGAGCTGGGCGGCGCCCCAGGTGCGCTACGTGCGGTACACCGAACGCCAGGGGACCGCCGCTCCCCGGGACCAGGTCTTTGCGCAGGCTGCGGGGGAGTGGGTGCTGTGCATCGACTCCCACGTTATGCTTCCACCTGGTACAGTAGCTCGCTTCCGGGAGTGGTGTGCAGCTCATCCGGAATGCCGGGATCTCCTGCAGGGGCCTATGCTGTATGACGATCTGGCCCAGATGGCTGACGCCTTTCAGGATCGTTGGGAAGGCGGCATGTGGGGGGTCTGGCGAGGCGCCCAGGTCTCAACAGAAATGGAGCCCTACGAGATAGAGATGATGGGGCTCGGGCTATTCGCCTGCCGCAAGGATGCGTGGCTCGGATTTAACAAAGAGCACCGGGGTTTCGGCGCTGAGGAGGGTTACATTCACAGCAAGTACCGGCAGGCGGGACGGAAAACTCTTTGCCTACCCTTCCTGCGGTGGGTTCATTATTTCCACACCCGCAACGGCAAGGTAACCTGCCCGTACACGCCCACCCAAGAGGACAAGATCCACAACTACCTGACCGGCTTTGCCGAGTTGGGTCTTGACTCGGCCCCCATCTACCAGCATTTCAACCTGATACCCCCTGCCCCCCCGGCACGGAAGATCACCAATATCCAGATTGACCCCAACGCCAACTGTGGCAGCAACTGCTGGTTTTGCCCCGTGCGCTACATCGAGCGGCCTGCCGGGCAGGTTATGCCGCAACTCCTCTTCGAGAGCCTCCTGGACGGCATCCTTGACGGGATTAAACAGGGAAGCATTGAGGAAGACTTCACGCTATGGCTCAGCTCATACAACGACATCCTTCTAGATCCTCTCTTGGCCGAGCGCCTGCATGCCCTTCGCGCCCGCGGCATGAAATTCTGCTGCCTGACCAACGGCATCGGTTTACTGAGTCACCACCAGCTCCTGCACGAATACCGCGACGTCGTCGTGTGCTATTCAGTGGACCTGCCTGCAGGCAACCCCGAGAGTTACGCCAAACACACCCTTAATCCTCCAGCCACCTTCGGCATCATCCTTAATGGCCTGCAGGCACTGCACGCCCTCGACCCGACACATTACAGCCATGCGGTTCACGTTGGGGTGAACGGCGCTCATGATGCCGACTGGAGCCGCAAACAAATCCTCTACGATCTCCCTGCAGGAGATACAGACCTCCAGCTGCAGCAGCTCCAGGAAAAGCTCCCGATGTACCCGCGTGTCGAGGCCATGCGCCCCCTCGCCGATCGTGCCGGGCATCTCAGTAGCCACGCCATCGACAACGCCGTCGACCGTCCCGGGACCGCCGGCTGCAACCGCCTGACCGAATGGCTGCACGTCAACTCCTCCGGCCAGGCCTATACCTGCTGTCAGGATTACCTGGAGGCGTACCAGTATGCCGACCTGACAACGCAGACCATCCATGAAGCGCTAGCGGCAGCGCCCGGAAAGCCTTTTGAGGCAACCCGTCGCGAGCTCTGCAGGAAATGCACGTTCGCCAAATGA